AGGGTTCTGCTGCCTTATGCAAGAAATAAAAAATGGAATTGATAGAACCCACCTAGACAAAGAAAGATGTCGGTTTTCTCCCAGCATCTTTCGTTTAATGATTATCTACGACCTCCACCAAAAACTACACCGAGTGTAAGGCCGAAATGGCGGTTTGCTTTTTCCTGGAACTTGTAATCGATAGTCACTCGTAGGTGATGAAGCACCTCTACGCCAATACGTGGCATGAAACAGAATGATCCAGTCTTGGTTCCCGTTGAGAATCCACCCCAGTTGGGCTGCGAGTCATCAAAGGTGATCGGAGCCGAATGATCCAAAGAGGCATAACCCAAGCCAATGCCCGCGAAAAATGAAATTTTCTTATGTCGCTGAAGATTGTAATCCGTCACAGCCATCACATTCCAGGTCTTGAATTTCAGTTGTCCGGCATTGACGGACTCTCGGTGGAAAATCGTTCCACCTACCTGTACACCGACATCCAACGGGACACGCTGCATATTATATCGAGCTTCTGTATAGAAAGTCGCACCGAGTTTGTTCTTGTCGAAGTTCAGCTTGTCGGCTCCAAAAGAAATGCCTCCGCCGATTTCACCCTCGAATCGACCAACCTGACGCTCTGCAACCGCGAGTTGGCTGGTCTGAGCATTACCCTGCAGGAAACATAGCAGAGCAAATACAAAGATTAACTTTTTCATACCTGCGAAATAATAAACTCCGAGAAGATACTTATTTAGTTTCAATTACGCAAGCGCGCCACTGATTGTCATATTTGACAGCTCCGTATATGCGCCCTCGAATGATTGATACATCTTTTGCTGGGGAGAAACTCATATTCTTATAATGGAATCCACCTCCGGACATATTGGACTTGAAGCCAATCATGAAATTACCGGAGAACCATTGTTTATCCCATCTTACAACTTCGCGTCCTGTGTGATAATCCACCTCCTCTTTGCCTTGTGGAAATATTACTCTTATTTTGCGATCTCCGTCATAAGTAGTAAACAATCCGCGAGGATTACTCCGAAGTCCCTTGTTCTGAGAATCATTGAACCAACTATTTATGCTACTTGCCAATTTTTTCATTCCTGCAGCCATTACCCCATTCACATCTCCTGTTGTAATATCATAATTTGCAATCGGAATATGAAAAAGAACAACTTCAGTGTTTGCAAACGGAAATTTCTTCGTCATTGCAGTCGGATATTTATTGTATTGCGGCAGACCATTCGGCATTTTAGGAGGGTCGAGGAAGGCCGGAGACGGGAATTTATATTCACACTCGATGGCCGACCATCCATAACGAAATTCTTGGGCCTTTTTTCGCCACCAGATGCCTAATGTGCGTTTTTGCATTCGAACCGTCATACCTACAGCTCGGTAGATAATATAATCTTGCTCGTACATACGCAATTTCATGCGATGACGCTTATTGTAGTTGTTGGTTATAGTTACGTTCAGCCCAAAAAGTCCGGAGACGCCTTTCGCTAACCAACTTCCGTTGCCACCACCTTTCGTGTAGGTTGCACGGCGAATTCTGTCCCGCGGAATTTTCACCCCGTTTGTCAACGTAATACTTCCATCATAATTATATGCAGCCTGGCTATTATCCCCCGCATTATCTGAGTCGTCCGACGAAGAGGCGCCACCACCTATGCGATCTCCAAGGATTTGTTCTGCTTTAATATAATCGATTTTAACAAGTTTTGCCTTAACTCCATTAGCATCGGCTATTTCAACAGATTGCCCATGAGGCATTGACTCGACGGCTAATTTCTGTTCCACCAAATTGGGATCGAAAAGCACCTTTTCATTAACATCGTACATAATCATACCATCCTCCACGAAACGACAAATCTTATCGCCGACCTGCACCTCGCGCTCACCATTGAGAATTGCTGTCATATACGGATCTACGATGAGGCTGTCTTCAGGTTCGTATTCCAAAGAATCTGCGACGATTTCTGCCAGTTCTGCATCAGTAAACTCTCGAAGACCCTGATCAATCAAGTGTTGGCGGAGCGAAACGAACTCTCCGTTCAATGCATGAGCTGCAGCGCGGGTCGCAGGAAGATGTTTGATATCGAAAACCTGTCTCTCTTTCATCTGAAGAATCGTGGAGGATAGATCGTCTGCAGAGTTAAAATGTAGGACTCCTGACTTAACAGGTCCTGTTGTTTCGTCTGATTGAGGTTGGAGGTGCTCATTTTGTGTGAGGTCCTGCGTACATGATGACATATACAATGCCATCACAAATAGAAATACAATTTTCTTCATATTTGATATGTTTTGGTTGAAGCTATTCTGTAAATTCGAATTGTCCTGTGTAAATTGCTCCGTTTTCATATTCGACGGTAATCAAGAAAACACCGCAGTCGAGGTCTGACACGTCGAGGGTCGCTGTCTGATCGGTGAAATTCACCATATCTGTAAGACTGGTTCCGTTGCCGGAGATTGTAACGAATGCTTGATCGCAATTCTCTGAAGAGTGGAGCGTGATAGTGTTTCCATCCGGAGAAAGTATCGCATTAATCGGCAATATGGCGCTGCGGGGTCCTTTAACAGTCATTTTCTTCTCCAGATAAACGGACGTGATTTTCGGCCGCTTTCGCTTTGCATACGCCTCAATGCAAGTACCAGTTCCGATGCAGCACAGCACAAGTAGAATAAGAAACTTTTTCATGTGATAATGATTTGGGTTAGACAACAATAAAGTTAGCCTTTCAGTTGCTCCCGAGAGCAAAATCTTCGTCCATAAAATCTATCACATAGAACTTGTAAATGGCTGGTATACATAAAAATAGCAGGTGCGAGAAATACAAAATTCTCGCACCTGTTATAATGTTGCGTTAATTACCTGAAAAACAGAATATTACACATATACTTTTCTAAATTTGCCCAGTCATAGATGATGGCCTATCTGATAATCAGACTATTATCACATTTTCTGAATGAAAAAGTCCTTTTCAGATGAATCCGATGCCGCAATTCGGGCTTTCAATCGTGATTTGCGGTTGTAGATATTCGATACCGAATCGCCGGTTATAACGCTAATGATTTGCGCCGAAAATCCGGCGTAGATGTAACATAGCAAATCGATATCCGCCGGTTTGAATTTCGGAAACTGCATCCGTAGTTTATCAATAATATTATCGTTTACCGTGTTTACAATCTTCTCCAATTCTTTTTTAGTCGAAGGATTCGATGTAAGGTTCGTAAAGAAGTTTTTCACCTGCTTGTAAATGGCCTCTTGCTGCGCTTTTGTATTGTTTCTTTCATAGAACGCTCGACCGAGTTGGTCAAGGAATTCGAAGCGGGACATCACCAATTCTTTAAGTTGTACTTCCAAGCCTTCCTTGGTGGCAAGATTTTCGAGGATGCGGTTTTTCGACTCCCGGATGCTTTCAACAGCCAATATGTAGCGTTCGATCTGCTGCTGCTTGCGTTTCATACGTTCCCGGTAGTAGTAGATTAGGAAAACTACAACGCCGAAGATCAGTAGTCCGACAATATATTCAAAGTAAGTGCGTACTTTCAGGCGATAACTCTCAAAAGCTGTTTGCTCTTTATAATATTTTGCCTCGGCGGCGATTGCAGATTGGGATACCACCATGCGAGATATGGAATCGCTCAACCAGATATATTCGTTGATCGAATTGGCCGCCTCCTCTGAATTTCCGGAAGCCAATTCAATTTGAAAAGATAAATAAGCCAGCTGCGCATCGTCCCGAATATCTTCCGCCAACTCCGAAGCAATATTGAAATAATATCGTGCACTGTCTATCTTGTGTTGCAGATAATAAACTTTGATTAATATCCTATATTGGTAGATTGACAACCCATCAGGGACGATTCGCTCAATTTCCTTTACGGCTTGCAAGGCTTTGGGATAGTCGCCCTTACTAACATAAATATCCCCTAAATTGCTTAAACAAGCAATAACCATATCGTTGTCTCCCTGCTGCCTGGCTGCCTGTAGAGCTTGCAAATAATATTTTACAGCATTATCGTTATCATTTAAACTGGAATAAGTATTGGCGATATTGAGTGTCGCATTATTCATAAACGCCGGATTGCGTAGTTTTTTCCATGCGTCATAAGCATTCCGATAATACTCCAGCGCTCCGTTAAAATTCATCTGCTCGGAATAGAGTTCTCCGATACGGGTATATACTAATCCCAGGTAATAATTCTTATGCGCCGCGAGAGCATATTTTCCCGCAGTCAGATAGTAGTGCATGGCTTCCTGATAATTGGCGCCATTTTGATGGATTCGCCCATAGTGATAGTTGATTAGGAACTTCACCGAATCCGAACAAATACGTTTGTCGTAATACCGGTATGCAATGCGTATCAGTGAATCATCATCGGTATCCACATAATTTTTATCGAGTGCCGCGGAATACAGGAGAGCGTATTTTGCCCGTGCGTGGCGCCCCAGAATCCGGTCGGGGTCAATATTCTCGATGATGCGTAATGAACTATCTGGTTCGCTGCGCATTAATTTTGCCGCTGTAGACAACTCCTGCTCGATCTGTCCGCTGTTGCCGCAGCCGAACAAGGACATAATCAGTGAAATAGATAAGATATATTTCATAGCCAAACCTGTATTGATATGAAATATAATAAAAATCGGGAACATACAATCATATTGTAGGAAGAAAACAAAATTTCAGCCGCTTCTTTAACTATCTGTCGAGAATAATTCATCTATTCGACAATCGCGCAATTTCATACTGCATAATCCTCACATTGCCATCGACAAGCAGTGTTCCTACCTTCCCATCGCCGGATGAATTCTTCATAAATTATAATGAAGCCCCTTATCCACAACATCATATGTTACAATACAGAAAGGGGACAGATTCGATCAATTGATTATTAAAGATGAGAATCACCCCTTTGAATTTATCCTATACGGTATGCTCAACTGCTGTCTGTAGCCGTTTACTCCGAAAGTCGTGGTTACCTCTTCTACGAGATAAACCCCGTTTTTGGAGGGATTTCGCAGATCGACCAACTCGACTTGTACAGCCGGGACCAGTCCGAAATCTCCGAAAATGGTCAATGTTCCGGTTATACCGTTCAAGTTATAGTTACGGAAATATTCCGTTGTCTCTTCCACGAGCTGATCGGAATTGATGCCGACATGGGGGGACATGTATGGCACGATGGTATAAGTTGACAGGTCAACTTTCGTGCGGGTATCCGCACCCGTGGCGGTCGTGTTGCCTGTCACTTTGTGCGATTTTTTCGATATCTGGGTAGCGTTTACAGTTTGAAACTCCTTGCTGCCCGGAGAATCCGGATCGTATTCCGGGTTTAGCCTCACGGTTACTTCAAAGAATTTCTCGTCCGTACCGAGTGCCTTGCCAGTTACCGCGAGAAACTTCGGATCCGTTTTCAACACCTTGAGATTACTCTGCGCCACATGTTCGTTGAAATAGATTTTGAACGGACCGGTCCCCGAATCTTCGGGAAAGACGGGTTGTGCCTTACTGGACGAGTACGGGCGTCCGACGGCAATCGCCGGCATGGCCCCGTCATCCTCGGCATCGTATTTCAGAAAACAATACACCTTATAACGGGACCATTCAGAGAGGATGTCGGCCACCGTGAAGTTGTCCGTAACCTTGACCTTGCCGATATGGATTTCGTACTTCTTGGTGTCTGAATGGATTTTGAATCCGGTATCTTTCAGAATATTGTATTTACCTTCCAGCACATCATTGACCGTGGTGCCCTTGACCGGTGTCTCGAACAGCGGCGCTTTTTTCAGCTTAAGCTTGTAGGCCATGTTCTCACACTGGATTTCCAGCATACTGTCGGAATTATAGCCCGTGATATACCCGTCAAACATGTTTTTCATCACGCCGTTATAGCCCAACTTGATATTGATGCGCTGTCCAATTTTGAAAGTCGTCTCGTCCACAAGGCGCTGGGTCGTGCGCTTCTCGATAAGCACTCCGTCTTCCATGATTTCGGTCGTCAGACGGGATGCGTCCTTGCCTTCCAAAGTTATGTTGCCGATGATGGTTGAACGGCAGACCGAACCTTTCGGGAAAGTTACTTTGGCTGTCCCTATCAACTTCTTGTAGCTCTCGTTGATTTCAATCATGTGTACTTCCGTGATCTCCACCCCGTTCAGTATCTTCATCGGATTGTCGGGGTCCGGGTCGCCGACCGTGATGCGGCAACATAGCACGTCCATAGCCGCTACAGCCATAATTGCGTAAGTTTGAGCAGGGAAGCCGGATCAACGACCTCTGTGCCGAATTTAACATACTTGATCCATTTGTTGGTGTGCTTGATGGCCGTGTCCACCACTTCCTGATTGGCCAGTTTCACCTCTACCGCCTCGGAAGGCTCGACAGCCACGCAGGTCACCGAATACGGCTGCACGTTCCGGCAGTCCGTCGGCTGTAGAGTATAGCTTTGTACGATGAGCTGCGTGATGTTGAACTGCCTCAAGACAGTGTTGTCGCACTCGATGACCCCCTTGTACTGCATCAGCCGCAAGAACTTCGACACTTCCGCTTCGGGATACACATCTGGATATTTCGAGGTGATTTTCCCATTGATGGTAATTTCCAGATCGCCACCGGAAATAAATTCCTTGCGCGTATAGTCACGCCCCTGTACCTGTGTCAGAAGTATGTTATTACGGCTTGCCACCTGAACCTGCGGGCCGAGGTCTACGAATGTCACCAGCCCGTATTTCGTGTTGGGTTCCACCTTGCATTCCTTGTTGTCGTAATACCTGCCTTCCTTCGAGATGGAGAGTTCCAGGTAATCTGCCACTGTACGGCCTACGATTGTATCCATATAGTTCTTTTTCTGGGCCACAGCCTGCTGTTCCTTGATCAGTTGGTAATACTGCCCGGTCTTGTTGGCCAGACTCGACTGGGACTTGGTTTCCAGATACTTATCGCGCACCCGTTGTTCCCAATATTTGAGATAACGCGGATACGACCGCAAAAGTCCGTATGCCGTCTGCGAGGCGACCTGTATGGCAGCCCGTTTCAACAAGTCATGATGCTTGGAGAAATAATGGACCTGGCCGTCCTGAAGTTCTGCCAGCCCCATACCCAATGCCAGACGGGTTGCATTGCTGATATAACCGCCCAGCGTTCCATTATTCAGTATGCCGCCGCTTAACAGGGTTGAAGCGGCCATTTGTAAAAGTCTTCCCATATTTGTCAGCCATTCCAAGAGGCATCGAAGTCATGCACGACATCGATGAGTGCCTGCGCAAGTTGTTGTTTCAGATTCTGTATTTCTTCGGTTTGTCCTTCCTGAGACTTCATCAGATCGATGGTCTGTACACTCAACAGACTGTCAATATTGACAATTACCTGTTTAGGAGCCGCTGAGGAGAGGCGTCCCGTCCCCGAATAGTTCCCTCCGGCCCCTCCGTCATCCGGACCGTTATTGGTAATTGGGTTACTGGAGAAAGGCCTGGTATCATTGGAGTCCGGTTCGTTGCTGTACAGATCCGGGGTAAAGCCTGCCACACGGAGAATATTTTCTGCGGCTTCCGCCGAACCACCGAAAGTTTGCCGTAAGGAAGAAAAAAACTTAACCAACGTGGTGTGGGCCAGCTTTCGGTGGGCGATGTTCTCTACACGTTGTTCGTCGGTAGCGTTGCTTCCCAACTTTTTCTGCACCCAATGACCTTCGGCATTCTGGGAATAGCCCCAGGCTGCCAGTTGCTCGAAGTCGAAGCCTCCCTTGCGCATGAGTTCCTGAGCCTTGGCGGTGCTGGATATGGCGTCCCGGTAGGCTGTGGCCGCTCGGACAATCTCGGGAACGGTCGTATTGTTGATGTATTGGGCGTAATCATACGTCTGGGCGGCCACGGCTTCCGACATTCCGCCGATCTTGTCGTTGTACACCGCCTTGCCGTTGACCATCCGCCATAAGCTCGTGTCGAGATCCTTGTCCTGTTGTCCGAAACGCTCATGCACGGTGTTCAGGAAAGCGTTCACCTCCAGTACGGAGTTCAGTTTGCCGAGCTCGGCATACGCTGAGTTGATGCGTGTCTGGCTGTCCCGTTTGGCCAACGTGACCAGAGCGTCCCGAATATCATCCTGACGGGCATCATCCATGTTGTAGACATCATTGATGGTCATCATGCCTTCCGAGGAAGCCGCCGCAAAGGAGCCCATGAATCCTGCCCACCAATGTTTCGTAAAGGCGCCGATTTTATGCCCCGACGCCTCCTCGATGGTCTTCCCAGCCACCACTTCCTCCACTGCACGTTTGGTCTTTACAGCCATACGATAAGTGTCGCTCAACGACGAGTAAAGTGCTTCGATGGATGGGTAGCGGTATTTCCTGTTCTGCTCGATCTCCTCCAATACGGCATCTTTGGCCTCTTTGACCTTCCAGGTTTTGTACGCAACCCAGCCCAGGGCTCCGACCAAAGCTGCGATGCCGGCCGTTGCCGCCACGGCGCCAGTACCGATGGCGCTCAGTGAGGCGGCAGCGCCGGTCAGTCCGGTTCCGGTAGCTACCTGAGTGGCGAACAGGGACTTGAGTACATTTTGAGCCCCGATAGTGCCGCCTCCTACCAGCAGTGCCTTTGTCATGGCTCCACGGCCTGCCACGCCTGCTGCCTGCATGGTGGAAACGATGGCTCTTTTCTGAGCAAATGACAGTTTTCCCGCACCCCCGAAGCCGATAAGCCCCTGAATGGCCTCAATGGAAGTGGTAGCTGCGGCCTGTTTCCCGATAAAGCCGACAGCTATGCCGATATTGGTCAACGCACCTGCCACCTTGAACAGACGGGTAGCCACAACACCGGTAAACACCAGCGGTTCTATCCAGTGGAAGTTACGGGTAACCCAGGCCCCGATATTGCCGATTACCGTAAATATGTCCAGTAGTGCGTTCCCGATAGAAACCAGTCCTCGTGTGAATTCGGGCGCCTTGAACTTCTCCAGCAAAGACCGCAATACCGAGCGGATGGAAGGTTCCAGCACCTCGTATGCCTGCATGAACCCTTCGGTAAGCTGGGAGGTCACCTGTGCCCACAGCCCCTTGGTCGTATTCTGCTTGACCAGTGCCAGCTCGGAGGAAATACCTTGTGAACCCCGGTTATGCGCCGTAAGCGTCCGCAACTGATCGTAATTCCGAACAAACATCATGGCCGCATTTCCTCCGATTTTACCGAAGATGGACTGCATATCAGCCATAGATGCACCCTTTCTGTTCAGCTCCTCGAAGATGTCAGCCAGAGGTCTCAATTTCTCGACCATGACTCCCTCGATATCTCTCATTTCGGTAAACTGGACTCCCAAGCGGTCAAGTACCTTCTGCGCCTCTTTTGTGGGTTTGGCAAAACGGGTAGCCATGGCACGCAAGGAGGTTCCTGCCAGGGTGCCTTTCAGACCCATATTTCCCAACAAACCGATGGCGGCACTGGCTTCCGTAAAGTCAATACCGGCCATGCGAAGGTATCCGGCTGCCATCTTGTAGGATTCAGCCACCTCCACAATATTGACGTTTGATCGAGATATGGTCGATGCGATGACATCGGCCACACTGTCCATGCTGTCGTTGTTGATGTCGTAACCAGCCATGATGTTGGTGGCAAGGTCGGCGATGTAGGCCACGTCATTGTCGCCGATCAGAGCCAGATTCGTAATAGGACGAATCGACTTGTGAATGGTATCAATGTTCATGCCCGCCATTGTCAGGTACTTGACAGCACCGGCAATTTCCACAGCCGTATATTTGGTATCGATACCGATTTTACGGACGTGGCGGGCCATATTGTCAAACCGGGTCTCGAAAGTTTTCAGATCGGCATCGGCCACTTTCAGAATGGAGTGCGCCGACTCCATGATATTGGAGTATTCAATGGCTTTTGTCAATTCCGAACGCACAAAGCTGTAGCCCATGTAGGCATTGAGCATCGAAGCGAACGGCAAGTTCCGCAGCGAGGGTGCATGGGAGTATTGGATACGGTTGATGGCGGCGCGACGCTTGCTGCGGTACAGCGTTCCGGCGGCCGTGTTTTCGCGCTGCATCAGCCGCACAGACTGCATGGCGTTGCGCTGTTCCTGCCGTCGTGCATTCTGTTCCGCTTTCTTCTGTGCCGCAGCCTCAGCCCTCAGGCGGGCATCTTCCGCCTTTCGCCGGGCTGTTGCTTCCTTGCGCGCCGCGTCTTCCGCCTGACGCCGCAGCCGTTCCGCTTCCCTTGCTGCGTTCTTGCGCTGCAGCTCCTGTTGCTTCTCCGAATCAAGACGTGCCTTGCGACGCTGCTGCGCCTCAAAATTCTCTTCGTCCTGGACCAGTTTCTGACGGTGGAGCTGCTGTTGGGTGTACAGCCGCTCCATGAGTCTCTGCTGCGCCTTTTCGGGCAACGCGAAAGCCGTTGGAGCATATGGAACCGGCACACCCGAAGCCAAAGAAATGCCGGCACTTCCCAATCCCCCCTGAATATTCAGGGAGATAGAGGAAGCGCGCCGGACTTGTCCCAATAACGCGAGAATGTTTCTCAACCGCTGTTCCGCCTGGTCGGTCTTGATATTGAGTTCCCGGCCCCGCTCCATGTATGTGAGAGCCGAGTTTATTTTGCCAATGGCCTTCGTGATGCGTTTCTGAGCATCTGCCATGGCCGACACCGAAGAGGAGGCGTTCCGTTCAATTTCCGCCTTGCGCGCTTCTGCCGCCTTCTTCTCATACAGGCTTTTCGCGCTTGCTTTGATTTTTTTGCTGTCCAGAGCCTGTGCCGTACCGATGGAAAGCGTGATGCCTCTGGAAAGTTCTGCTATCTCCGTCAGCAGTTTCTTGACCCTTTCAAGTTTCGCCTCGCTGTTCTTCGTGTCAATGGTCAAACGATAATCGAAGCTCCGCTTTTTCCCGTTCTTGGTTCGAAACACCCGGTCAATCTCGTCCATCATGTTCTTGATGTTCGTGATGGCCGGAGTCAACGATGCCTTCGCCTGCACAAGTTTCCCGACGGCCTCACCGAAGGCGATGACCTGCTTGGTACCCTGCGAGGCTTCTACGTTGATGGTATAATTGACCTGGTAATTTTGTTCCTGAGGCATGAGGTTGAGTCGCTTCTATCTTAAAAAGGAATAGGTCTGTAAGGCTGAAGGAGATTAAAAAACGGCCAGTCGCAGGACACGCACATTCGTTTTTTTGCACTGTCCGATTTTTGTATTATTTTTGTTAAGTGACTGTCTGAAAAGCTATCAAAAACACAATACGAATTATGGCACGACAAAAGAAAGAACCGGAAACCCTGGAGACCTTCACGCAAAAATGCATGCAGCGGCCGATGGCCAAAATCATAGAGGAACTGTTCAACACACGAACAGAACTTATGGAATGCCGACGGGCTATCGGAGGCCTGAAGCGGCGGAAGGAATCGGGAGTGACGAAGGAGGAGATCCAGCGTCTGCAAAACATTGAACGCAAGTATAAGAAGATACTGGGTTTGGCCGCAGACGTGGCTAATGCTGACGATTAGTCGGGTATCTGTTATTCGATAAAAAAGCGGGGCGCACACTATTTGTGCAGCCCCGCTTTCATCAGTTCCTGGTTGAGATGTATCGCTTGCATCTGTTCGTGCAGCCAGAGTGCCTCTTCCGACAGCATGGCAAATTCCTCATCCGTGACTGTGTCAAGGTTTACGCCGGGGAAGTAATGACGGACGTAAATCATCCGTTGTCGGATGCGCTGCTCGTCCGTCACAACCCACCGGCTTATAAGTTTACCAGGACGCTCTGTCGTGTAGTGATGAGTTCCGACAACTGTCCCATCAGGCCGAAGAGGAACAGCGAATCATTGTCGACAAGTTCCTTGTCTCCATCCATGAAGCAGTCGCGCGCCAGTGTGCGCATGGCCAGGACCTCATCCTTCTTTGAGGCAGCCATGAATTTGGAGAACTGCGGGAAGGTGGGTTCCGCCATAAAAGCGACGTAATATTCCTTTTCCCCGCATTCGGTCTCCCCATATACAACCATCGGGTAAACCTTGCGCAGTTTTTTCTCTTCTTTGATTTTGAGGGCTTTTTCCTTGATTTTGGCTTCCTGTTCCAGCGTAAGCATCTTTTCTTCCATATCGAAATGAATTTGATCCATTTAAAGTGTAGGGGAAGATCCCCCGGAAAGATTACAAAAACACGAATTATCTCGCATCTGAATAAACAGCCCGAGCATTAAGCATTGATTTCTCTATGCAATTCATCTGAATACTCAAAAAAATGATATACGGCCCGATCATACCTATGCCTGTCTATTGGAGCCGCTTATAGGACCGATGTATATACAGATGGCAATATGGCAGAGACGAAAAATCTATTCCAATATTTGTAACATCAGATAATTATCGTTACTTTTGTACTGTTATCACGCGAAGTGATAATGGTACAAAATAGATGATAATGGATATAAGGGAAATCATAATAGCCGGGATAACTGTCGCATTGACACCCGTTCAACGGTCAGAACTGAAGGGGCTGAATATTGATACGACCACAAGATTCAGTTTCTATCATGGAACATTCAACGGGCAGCCGTTCTGCTTTGCTTCCCAAAACGGTACGGCAACGCTGACTCCGGCCAATTATCGCAGATATGCGGAACGTGTAGAAACGATTGTCGGCGTGCCGGTCGTTTTCATCCTTGAAGCCGCGACATACATCAATCGCAGCCGCTTGATTGAACAGGGAGTCTATTTTGTAGTATCCAGAAAATATGCCTTCCTGCCGACGCTGCTGGTAAATGCCATAGAGAAATCCCGAAGGCCCAAAAAAAACAGACTTCTGTCACCGGTGGCGCAGTATCTTTTGCTGTACTATCTGCAATCATCGCTTCATGGAAGCTGCACCATAAAGGATTTTGAAAATATCTGTCCGTACTCTTATCAATCAATCGGACGAGGATTGTTGGATTTGGAACAGTTCGGGCTCTGCAGGTCTGAAATGATTCCCAATGTGGAGAAAAGAGTAATCTTTACACTGCCCAGGCAGGAACTTTGGGGAAAGGCTGTGCCGTTTATGCGGAGCCCGATTCGTTGGGTATATTATACGGACGATGATTTACCGGACAATCTGATGATAAGCGGTATCAACGCCCTGTCACACTACTCGCATCTGAATCCGGAAGAGAGGCGGACCGTTGCCATCCTGGACCGGGATTTCAAAGATATGATGTCGGAAGGCTTGAAGGTTGACGACATGGAAGGAAAACATTGCATCGAGGTTTGGATATACCATCCGCGGATGTTCCCGGACACGGAATATGTCGACAAACTATCCTTGTACCTGTCGTTACGGCACGATACGGACGCAAGGGTGGAAGGTGAATTGGAATATGTAATCAAGACAATAAAATGGTAAGAGGTTTAGAAAAATTCAAGGAGTATTTTAAGGAGTTCAGCGACAATTATATCATTATTGGCGGAACGGCTTGTGATATCGCGTTGACGGGTAGCGACATGCCGCCCAGAGCCACGGATGACATAGACATGATTTTGATTGTCGATAACATAACCCCGGAATTTGGCCAACGGTTCTGGCAATTCATCTCGGAAGGAGAATATCAAAACCGTGAACGTAAGCGTGGAGCAGGCAAAGAGCCCGCGCCCGAGTTATTCCGGTTCATCAAACCGTCTCCCGGTTATCCAATCCGCATCGAGCTGCTGTCCACACGACCGGATATCCTTGGAGAACCTACCGGATTCCACCTGACCCCCATTCCTGTCGGTGAAAAGCTCTCCAGTCTGTCCGCCATCGTTATGGATCCGGACTGCTATCAGTTCACCATCGAGAACAGCATGATACATGAGGGTTTGAGAGTTGCCACACCATTGAGTCTGATTTGCCTGAAAGTGCGGGCGTTTCTCAATCTTACGGAAGAGAAGAAAACCAATCCTGAAATCCGCAGCCAGGATATAAAGAAACATAGGGACGATGTGTTCAAACTGCTGGTGACCTCTATTGATCCTACAAATACGATTCTTCTTCCCGATTCATTGAAGGAAGACATGAAAACATTTGCGGATATGATGGAGGCGTCGCTGCCGAACCAGTCCTTACAAGACAGGTTGCGAGTGGACGATGAACAGATCAGAACTTTTATTGCAATAATGAGAGAAGTATTCGTATTATAATATGAAGATACAATATGCCAGCGACCTGCATCTTGAGTTCTCCGATAACAGCCGCTTTTTGAAAGAGCACCCGCTTGAAGTGACGGGAGATATTCTCCTCCTGGCTGGCGACATCGGCTATATCGGAGACGACAACTATTCCACGCATCCCTTCTGGAGCTGGGCATCGGACCATTACCGCCAGGTTATCGTCATCCCAGGCAATCACGAGTTTTACAAGCTGTTTGACATCGACAAGCTTTACAACGGCTGGAGTTATGCCATTCGGAAGAACATCACCTGTCATTATAATGCCGTCATTCCCCTGTCCGCAGATACGACGTTAATCGCCACGACCCTATGGTCTAAAATCTCCATGCAGGATGCCTACGCCACGGAGAGTGCCATCAGCGATTTCAAGCGTATCCGTTACGGCAACGAACCGCTGGACTGGACCCGTTTCAACGACGAGCATTACCGTTGTGTCCGTTTCCTGAAGGACAGTATCGCCCGAAGTTCGGCCCGACATATCCTTGTCGCCACACATCATGTGCCTTCCTTCAAATTGCTAGCCTCAGAGTTTAAGGGCAGTCCGTTGAACGGGGCGTTTGTCGTCGAGTTAGGTGATTTCATCGAAGCAAGTCCCGTGGAATACTGGATATACGGGCATTCCCACCGGAATATGGACAAGCGAATCGGCCATACCATGTGTCTTTCAAACCAGCTCGGCTATGTTTTCAGCGGTGAGCATATCGGTTTCTTGCCGGGAAAATACATCGAAGTCTGAACAATAAAAGGTGCGCAAGGCCTATGCCATGCGCACCCTCCTGAGAAAAATGGGGACATGAACAGGATCATAGCCTGACCAAACATCCTTCAATTCCACTCTGTTCAAGCCTTTCCGTATTTTGTCGGTCGAAGGCAATCAAGCAGGACGGAGCGCCCGCGGGACCTCCCTGTACTCCCGAGGCGTGGCAAAAGCTCACCCTTCCCTTGATAAAGAGAATAGAGTCCGCACGGGGGAAAATCAGTTCCTGAAACAGTTTCGTGTCTGTCCTGACAAACGTCAGCGCCACGGCATTGCGATGTTCCGCGCACCGCTGTATGAACTGTGCGATGAGCGCCTTGTCATACGGCGGATTGCAGAATACACGGCCATGCCACGGGAGTCTGAGCCCGTCGTCCTCGACCGTATAATGGTGCGCCGCAATGTCCCACGGACGGTTCACCGGCGCACAAGGGTCCAAATCGAACGTTCCCAGCCGCTGCAAGATGGACGGCGGGGTCAGCCATTCATTCTTTCCCGTTGCAGTATTTCCTTCAAAAGTTACATTCATAGCCGGCCATTAAATGGTATCCCCTGAACCGATTTGAATATCGAAAGGATTCAAATCGAATTCGTGGGTGATGTTCGTGTCATCCTGCTGGGACTCCAGGCAATCCTCGGTGAAGATACAGCCTTTCAGGGTGACGGTTGTGGTCGTCCAGTCCTCGGAAGCCATCGGGTTGGCAAAGGAGATGATCAGGTCGAACTCTCCGATTTCGAGCAACGAGCCATAGACCGAGCGCAGCAACTGCTGTGTGGCGTAATCCATGGTGATGGACGCCGAATAAGTGATGTTCCCGAATCCGCGGGACACGGGCTTTCCACCCATGCCGTAGTTGGATTCCACCTTGCGCTTTTTGGACCATTTTATCGCCGACACGCCTTCAAGCGTCGTCGAGCCTTCGTCGATTCCCAACGCTGTCGATGACAAGGTAATCATCGACCAGGAGTATGCTACGTTATTGATTACAGCCATAATGCGGGTATTAAGCGGTTAATGAGAGACCCTCTTCGACATAGATCTTGACAGCCACTCCGACCGGCACAATGACATACGAAATGCGGAGCGTATCATCAACAAGCACATTCTGATTGGCGTCAATGGTCACGGCATACCCGGAAATCTCCTGTGCGGCCTGCATCTTGGCCAGAATATCTCCGATAAGCGTCTTGAAGGCCGTTATCTTGGATGCCGCGAGGTATCCCGTCGAGGGATTTACCAGCAGCGGCGAGTTGACATAGGGAAGCAGCGCGGCACGTACGGCCCTGCGGCTCTTGTTGATCGTCCTGTTGCGGGCAATGGTACGGTAGTCTCCCGTGGAGCAGGTCTGGTCCTTGGAGATATAGATGCCGTTCTCCCGTCCTGCGTACTTGATCGGGAAGATATAGCCCTTGTCATCGAGCTCGTCCAGCAATGCCGGGGAGAGGGATTCGTAACGGTTCAGACTAAGGAAGTTTTCCTCCGCCTCGTCCAGGTTGATGTCCCCGAATCCCAGTTCTATTTCCTGGAAGTCATCGGTGAACAGGTTGAACTGCTTCACCCATGCGATGGATTCCTGCACGCCGGCCTTCGCGATGGCACCCATCACGGCCCCGAGGAACCCCACGGGCGTATGGTTGACATTGCGCATCTGCATGAGGCCGACAGTCTCGTTATGTGCCTGTCCGAATATGCAACTGATACGACTGGCCTCACAGATGCAGGAAGGTATCTTGTTCAGGTCAACCTGGCGGCCCTCGGTCGTATCTGCGCCCGTGTTGGAGGGGTTTGCCGAAAGAATGAGCGACAGAGGCTGGTTCTGTTCGGCAAGTCCGACAGCCACGTCATTCAGCCCCTTTACAAGATTGAGGTTGTACTTGTCTTCGCCTCCATTGGCCTTCCACAACGGCTGCTCGGTCCAGATGCCGAGCTGGTTGATCATTCCTCCGGCAGCCCTTTGCATGATTTCCAATGCGTCCCAGTTCGAGGAGCAGTCCGCGAACATGACATAAAGTTTCCCTGTTCCATTCACGTTTCCCGACATGCGGAAGAACTCCCGTATGTGGTATGCCGGAATACCGTGCAGAAAGTTGACGTTGGCTTCTTCCTCTTCTGTCGCTTCCACGCGTTCGATGATACCGAAATCATTGACGGCGGACTTGAAAGACGTGACATAGCACACGTCTCCGAGTTTGAGTTTCGACTCGTTCGTCTTGCCGTATCCCTCGGTGAAGAGTGTCGGCTGCAAGGAGACGTCGAAGAGCAGTCCGGTCACCTTTTCGTTCCCGGAACCGGTATCGTATGGGATATTTCCGTCGACATCCTTGATAAATACATTTCCAAGCGCCATTATGATTTCATTTTAGATTGTTTGAAATACGGGTTTTTGTACAGCACGGCGTTCCCTCGAATGTGGATAGCAGTGTCCGGTGAGAAGGTACTACCTCCGTTTCCGATGTAAAGTGCCGGATAACCGGGGAATTTCTTCAAGAGTTCCAGAATATGGGGGTCGGTTGTTTCCTGTTCTTTTGTCTGTTGTGTTTTCGGTTTTGCGGTCGCTTCTGTCTCGGATTGTACCGTTTCTTCCTGTATGCGTTCAGCCTCCTGTTCCGCCACTGTTTGCGTAGCGGCAACATCCGGATTCTCGGGCGTTTCTGCATTATTGATTTTTTTTGCCATGGTTGTCGAAAGAAAATTGGGGAGCGGGGCCTTACCTCCACTCCCCGGGTGAGACATTCAAATCAGATGAAAGGTGTGTTATTCGGTTTTCTTGTAGGCGGTGTGAACCACGATTTCCGCAGGACGCACAATGTTGACGTCCATCTTCATGCGCATCTGCATGAAGAAGAGCTCGGAGTTGGCCTGGAGGCGGTCCACCTTGAGGATTTCCGTGTCGTTGGCGAAATCCACGCCCATCCAGAGGTTGGAGTCCATGCCTGTGGAGAACTCGCCAAGCACCATGGTGTGTTCCGGAATTCCGACGATGGGGATGATACGTTTTCCCTTGAAGCGGTACTTGTTCACCTCGGTATTTTCCGAGTACTTGACCTGCTTGTCGGAAATATACTGGTCGTAGGCATCCCAAGCGTCCCAGCCGACAATGAAGGCCAGTGAAGTCTTCTTGCGGATCTGCTTGGGACAGTTCTTCCACATGGCATATAGGGCGGCTTCCACGGCGGCACCGTCGGAAAGTTCGGTAGTACCCGAGACGATGCACTGTCCGCCCGCTTTCACCTCGTCATCCGTGGAGTTCACGTTGTCGAGGATTCGCTTGATGACCCCGTCGAAATACTTCTCCTTGTTGGCGCCGATTTTCGTGCAGCCTTCGGGAGCCGTAATCTTGGCCGCCGATTCTCCGCCGCGTGCGGAGGTCCAGATAGCGTTTCCGATGTACTCGTTTTTCTTGTCCATCAACAGGCGCAGCATCGTGGCCTGAATGCGAGGATCCAGCTCCCGGAACACGAGATTGCCTTCGGGTTGTGCGAACTTCCAGTATTTCTCGTAATCCCTGGGATTGAACTCCAGGTAAATCATGAAGTCGGAAGGTTCGAGGTAGCGCTCGGTGAACTGGTATTCGTTCGAGCCATCTTCTCCCTTGGTGCCATGCGTCGACTGCGGAGTGGGAACGTTGTCCTGAATGACGTTCCCGAGTTTTACTGCCGGCAGCGTATAACGGTGCTGGATGCCGGTCTTGATGTGGATAAGTCCTTCGCGGACCGTGTCGTTCCCTTGAACGGTATAGGTCAGCAGGTCTTCCAGCACCTCACCGTTATACCCGTTCTGTAAGAAGTTTAAAGTATCAGCCATTGTCTATTGAGTTACAGGTTTGAAAAAGAATCTCAGCCGACAGGCGGATACCTCTTCCGCGTGAGACCTCAGGCCTCCGGCACGTCAATTTACAGTTGATAGGAGTTGCGCCGCAACTGGCGCCGGTTTATCGGAGCTTCTTGAACTTGAAGTCGCCACCGACCACCTCCTTGACCTTTTCGGTCATCAGTTCCTCGGCCGTTCTCGCCGCTTCTGCCGCCGCCTGGATATTATCCGGGTTCTTGGCGATCTCGCGTGAAATCTTGTCACGGGCAGGAATGGAGGCCAGCGTGCTTTCCGCCAGTGCATAATTCGAGGTGGCCATCTCAACCCACTGGGCTTTGGCCTCACGGTCGATTTTCCCCTCGTTGATAGCGTTCTCCACCAGCGTCTCGATGCGTGCCGCCTGCTCGTCCTTCTCCTTCTGCTCATAGGCTGAAAGTCGTGAAGTGACGGCCGCCAGGTCCTTCTGCAGATTCTGAATGGTAGCCTCCTTGCCGGCAATGACCGTCTGGGCGTCATTCAGGGATTTCTGCATTTCCTTGTACTTGGGCTCCAGGGCGGCCAGCTCCGAAATGCGGGCCATGACATCTTTGACATCCTTGTCCTTCATGCCGATGGATGCCGCAATAGCCCCATATTCAAATCCTTGTGTCTTGTTTTCGTTCGTCATATCGCTTTCTGTTTGTTTAAGAGTAGGTACTGTTTCTTCAAATAGTTTATTCTCCGAACTGACCCGGCTCATAAGTTCCTGGATGGCCGCCGTGTCGGTCAGTGCCGCCACCTCACTGTGCACCTTCTCACAGAGTTGTTTGGAGGTGTGAATGATATTCTCAGCCGGGATAATACCCGCCTTCACGGCCGCCGCAGCATCGAAATAGGTACCGTCTTTGCCAGCCTCCCCGTTCATGATGGCACGGACCTGTTCCGCCTTCAGCCCGAACCGCTTTCGATAGATGGTTTCAATCTGCCTGGTGAATGCCCTGACCATATCCGATCCTTCGTCGTCATCCCCATCCGGAAGCATCGGATTGTGAATCATCAGTATGGCATAGTCTCGCATGAGCGAACGGTTCCCCGCAGCCCAGATAATGGATGCCATCGATGCGGCAATACCTTCGATGACACATTCCGTATCTACCTTGCTGTTGGCGATAGTGGAATAGGTTGTCATGCCGTACAGCACACTGCCACCCTCCGAGTTGATCAGTACGCGTATGCACGAGGGGCGCACGACGTTCTCCAGAAAATCGAACTCATCATTAAAGCGTGCGGTATTCTCCTCGGAGACGCGCCCGAAAAAACGGATAATAGCCGGCTCGCCGGTTTTAGCCTCTCCGACAACATATTGAAGTGAATTGATATCCATAATCGACTGTTTTTTCCGAAAGAGTAGGAATAAGACCCGCGGAAAGTTGTAAGGGGAAGGCCGACTCAAAAAGAAACGGACAGAACCTGTTATAACATCAGTTCCCGTCCGTTACCCCTTCATCGGGGCCCTCTATGGGCGGCATTTCTTCCGCATCGGCAGACAGCACGAACCCCGTCACCTCTTCATACTCGGGCTTGGCATGGAAACCGTGCTGCAGTTCGTCATGCTGCGGTGCGTCGCTGTGCTGTGTGAATGGCGGCATCACCAGATAACGCTTCACCCAATCCCGGTAGCGCCATGCCGACGACTCGCGGAACCATACCTCGTAGTCTATCCAATATGCCTGTAGCATGTTGGTCGTCTGCGGCATGTCGAAATAGGTAAGGTTGCAGCGTTCATTGAGCGCCGGCTCCCGATCCTTGGCATCCTGAATGGCTACGTTGAGCCGCTGGAAGACAATGAAAGGGTCACACTCATGTTCCGGATCGGAATTGTTGAGCGTGTTGAGTATGAACCGTACCCGCATGGTGGCACGCCCTTCACCGATACGCTGCTGCGCCACCAGGTAGCGGATGTTCACGAAATGGATGAATACCGCAGGAAAAGCGGTCTCGTATTCCGTGTTCTCACCACGGACAATCCGCGCAAATTGCCCGTTATCAATGGCTATGGTCTTGAAAAAGGCAGGCGAAGCCCCGTCATCCGGATTTTCCCGTATGGTGAGTATCGCCCTGCGTACAGCCTGGTACATGTTCACGAACGGATTCTCGGCGACCGCCTCCGGAAGGCTTTCGATGTGCGGTTCCGGTGTTTCAGGGATACTGATATTATTGTGCTTGTCCTTGATCATGACATGGGAAATCCTTCAAATATTTTATCAATGAAATGAGCGGCTATGTGTGCGTCAATCTTCGGAGAGAAACCGATGAACTGACGATGTACGGGGCGCCGCGAGGAATACTGGTTTACCGTATATAGCCCAAACTTAGGGTCAGTATTGTGTATGGCTGCATAGTGGCCGTACCGTTCCCGGCTGCGCCCTCGCTTGCCACGGACAGGGACACTTTTTTCGTCCGTGAATATATAGTAATACGCCCCTTTGCGAAATATACGCGAGCGATCAGAACGACGTCCGACAATATTCGTAGGCTCTGCCTTGTACTTAATACTTCTCGCCAAGGCACCCGAATCGTTCATCACCGGGTGCGTGAACCGTTTTCCCCAGCGGGATGTGCGAGGTGCCCAGCGGCTGCCGCCACAGAACCCTCCAGACGAAAAGGATGCCTGGAACTGCTGACGCGAATAATCGCCGGCGAGCGTCACAAAGTCAAAGACGTTGCGTTCGAGCTTGTTGGGCATCTTCGTAACATACTTCCCTTCCACCCAATGGGCACAGAATTCGTCAAGCGTTATCTTAGGCATAGTGGAATCGTTTTTTGAGTTTGTCGCCTGTCTGCACGGTAAACTCCGGAAGCGGTGTGCTGAAATACGGATGTGCGTCGGAGAAGATGCGTCCACCCGTGGCAAGACTCTCCCGAAAAACCGGATCCACCTTCCTATGTCCGGAAGAACGGGATACAGAAGCGTGTACCGAGGCGAAACCGTTGGCCACGAGGTAGCATCGGCAGCCCCATTCGATGGGCGGAATCAGTTCCGGCGGGAATTCCGACTTACGATAGGAAACCCCTTCGAAGGAAAGATGCCAGGGACGAACCCGTTCGTCCCCTTGTGTCATGAAGGTAACAAGCGTATTTTCGCTGACGGCCATCCACCAGGCGGCCATCGCAGCAGCCAGTCCTACCTGTTCGTTTTCTTTCTGCGCGTAAACAAGGTTATAGCGTCGGCAGACTTCCTCACATTCTTCCAGTGTCGTTTCGCCCACCTGTTCAGGCAGAGCCTCAAGCATGGTCATTTCTTCGGCCACGGCAAAATCAATCAGGTTTTCCACCGCAGCCACGAGAATTTCATGCTGTTGTTGCTCACGGGCGGAGGTGAAGGCGTTCCGATTCCGGAGGATATCCAGCGCGCGGTCAAAATCAATGCGCAATCCACACAATGCCTTGTCGATTAAGAATGAAGCCCGCAAGGTGATGATTTCCTCGATCAGATCTTTCCGCTCGGCACTATTTTCCCACCATTTCACAAGCCGGCGGAAGGCGTCCCGAACAGCCTCGTATTCCTGCTGTTCCTCCGGCCCGTAGGCAGCATTGTCGGCGGCCCTGCATTCAGGGAGCGTAAGACGGGCCGTCACTTCGCTCCCCGCAGAAAATTTGCCACCCGTACCCCGCGGGGATGACCGTATCGGCGGTAGTATTCCTCGTCGGACATGATGCCGCGGTCGTTGTGGCTGGTTCCCACAACCGTCCCACTTGCTGCCATGCCAGTCATCACGTTGAGCTGTTTACCCACGTTGATGCCGAACTCCTTCTCAATCTCATCGGGCGCCACCTCATATTTGTCCGTAATCAACGAATAAAGCTTGATGCGGTCCTCATTGTTCATCTCGATTCGATTCGAGTACTTGAACTCCAGCCCCGGCGAAATGTAGCCCATAGCTACCAGCCGCGGCACGATTTCCTCGTTCATGATGTTCTCAATATAACGGCGGTACACCTCGATGCGATCCCGGAAAATATCTTGATGGGCTTTGGTAGAGCCGACATACGACTGCATACCGCCCGCCATCGACTCGCTGCCCAGCACCAGGTTGGAGACTTCCCGGTTCACGAACTCGATAAGCCCGGTATAAATCTTCTCGCTGTTGGACATCGTGAAGGTCTTGATATCAACCTCGTCCTCAATGCCCGTAACCACCACCTTGTTCTGCGCGGCGTTGGCAATCTCGTTGGCCAGCCGCTTACGGTCCACATTACTCTCCGAAACCGTCTTGCCGTGGATGATGGGCTGGCCATAGGTGTGTGAGAAGTTCACATAATTGGCGACGGTGAACTTCTTGGCCAGAATAAGCGGTGTGGTGGCTGAAAATAGCCCGAGATCTCCGGAACTTATCAGCACATAATGGCGCTTGTATGTCGCATTACGGAGGTCCCAATGCGGCATCCATTGCCCCTGCCGCTTCAAGACCACCTGCTGGTCCGGCAGGACGTTCCTCCGTTCTATGATGTTCACCTCGGCCAATTTGCCTGTTTTCGGATCAATATCCGGCATGATCTCCAGCAATGTATAGCCATACAATTTAGCCTCGATAACGCCCTTGATGATGCGGTCGAATTGAGAACCCTGTATCCTCTGTGTCTGTGCGACATCCTTGATGTACTTTCCTTTTTCATTCACTCTTGCCAGCATGTAACGGTCCCCCAGAATCTGGCTCTCCAGCGTTTCGATGACCGAACGGATATGAGCGTCCTGCTGCAGACACGCCTCATACAAGTCTATCAGTCTGGACCGGTCGTCCAGGATATAACCTGTTTCCGTATCCCCGCGGCACGAGCGGTACAAGTTGTTCCGCTCGATTTCCCGGACATACTCCTGTATGGTCTTTTTCGAGGTTTTGAATATGCTTTCCAGCAGTTCTCCGTGAAACGAATGGTCTGATTCTGCCATCTTTGCTCCTTTTCTTTTAAGAGTAGCCTGATTTGGAAAGCAAAGTTTTCGGTCGGGAAAATGTATACAGTCGAAAATGGGGTTATGGGCTATTTTTCAATTAAAAAGAACTGAATAGAATATATATATTTTACATTGTAATTATTTTATAAACAACTTATAATCAATACAAAAAGAGCAGTCTAAAACATAAAATAATAATACTTTTGCACTATATTTACACGCAAAAAAAATATACCTTTGTTCCTACTTGTTAAAAACGAATCAAGAAATGAGAATCAAGAGATGAAAGTTAAAAAGGTTCCTTGTCGGAGCATCCGGTACAAGGAATTTCCCGACTTGCTGTTTGGAACGCCGCAGGAGGGCGCTCCGGCCTATTTCGACGCGACACATTTCATACAGAGCCGCGGAGACGAGAAACGCCACTCTCTGGCTGATTTCCGGGTGGCTTTCCACTTGTGGATCGAGGAGTTGTGCCGGCAATACGAAATAGACAGGGAGGATTTGTTCATCCGCGACGAGGCATCGGGGCACCTGTTAATTGATGAATGTCTGGCTCTATTATTTGTCGTTTACATCGAGCCTCCTTTCGGCGTCTACCTTCTGGAGCGAATTTCCGAAATGTTTGTCGATGGATTTACGGTTTCAGACACCTGGCTGGTTCAATCGGTCGGGCTTAGATTTACGAATGAGGAATTAACGCAAATTTTAGAACATCATGAGACGCAGCAGTTTTAAACGACCAAAGATGGTGCTCATCTTCAACGGAGCACAGATTCTCGTTGCCATCACGCGCTCGCTTCATAGTGCGGCCGAACTGACAAAAGGCAACTTGCAGGCAATTTCTTTTTGTTGCACCGGTAAATACATCTGTAGCGGAGGGTTCTATTTCCGACACCTGCATCCCAACGTGGAAATCGAGTTGCAGGACCTGGGAACTCTCCAGCTTCAGGATTACGATTCCCTGTGTGGAGAGAAGCGGACCTATTACTCGGTCCGGCAAATGGCGCACAAGCGGACATTGCGCGAAAAGAAAGGCAAACAGGAAAACAGAAATACCAACGAAGACAAAAATTCATGAAAGAATATAGGAACGTGCCGTTCCGCGACTGGAGCATACGGGTGTCGCGGAGTCATAACGGACAAGTGCACATCTGTGCAAGCGATGTATGTGAGGTCCTCAAGCGGGATGAACTGATTAAGAAAGGGACGATTACCGAAATATGCCCTTCGGCCCTGCGGCTTCCCTTCCGCGCCAACGGCCGCGAACTCTGGGGTTTCCGACCCGCGGACATGAGACGGCTCCTGCAATTGGTCCGCAAGGACAGTATCCTACCCCGGAACCTCATTGATGAGCTGGAGGTCTGGGGAAACCAGTTGTTGGAACTGGAAGCCGGAGATATGCATGCACACGGGCAGCGGGACTTTGTGCTGAGCTACGAAGCGGATTTTCCAGTCACTTTCCGCAAGATGGGCAACAAACTGATGGTGAACGCCACGCAGATCACGATGCATTTCGGGAAAATCCCCTCCGAGTGGCTGCGGATTACAGCTACGGATTCCCTGCGGCGTGAGATGGCCCGTAGCGGACAAACTGACCGTTACGAATTTCAGATCTTTACGACTCGTGGGCGTGGCAAGGGCGCCACATGGATTGAATCACCGTTAGTGGTTCCTTTGGCACGCTGGATAGCGCCCGACTCGGGATTGGCTGACTGGTGTGCGCAGCAAATAGAACGGCTTACGGCGGACATAGCTCCGCGTCCCGTGCGGAGGAGGGAATACAAGAGCCTTGAGATTCGCTGTCTGGACCAGCCGCTGCCCACGGATATGGATACGGCTCTTGCCATGATCGAGGAACACAGGAAGGTTATCCGGGATTTCATTCCCAAAGTGGCCTTCTACGATGATTTCATCGAAAACAGGGAGTGGTTCCGCAGCACACGCATTGCCGACGAACTCAATATCTCGCCGCGCAGCCTGCACCAGTTTCTGCTCGAACAAGGCATCTGCAAGTACCAGAAGCATCAATGGCTTGTTTTTCCGGCGTACAGGGCATGGCAGTGTGACGTTCCCTATACCTGGGAGAACGCGCAGGGGAAAGTATTTACCTTCGGCTCAGCCAAACGGTGGACACAGGTGGGACGCGAATGTATCATTGAGTTGTGGAAAAGAATACACCCTGAATACCAGTGACTATGGAGAAAGCCTTACAACGCATCATCCGCAAGACCGGGCGCAAGCCAGTTTCCTGTAAATGTGATAAATGCCGCAATCAGTGCCGCACACCTTGCCTGGGAACACCCGATGACATCCTTCGTCTCATTGAGGCCGGTTACAGAAGTCGATTGGTACCTACCTTATGGGGCGTAGGGCTCGTTATGGGCAGGTTACCTTATGCAGTACCTATGGTACAGGCTATTCGAGAGGATAACGGGTTCTGCACGTTCTACCACAACGGCCTGTGCGAGCTCCATGATTTGGGCCTCAAACCCACGGAAGGAAGGCTCTCGCACCATACCATCACGATGGAGAACTTCAAGTTCGGCAAGTCCCTCTCGTGGAATGTGGCCAGGGAATGGCTGGACGAAACAAACCGACCAACTATCGACAGGATAACCTTTCTGATGGCAAAATAACTTCGGCGGAGCCGGGTGGCAGACCATAATCAAGTTAATTCCTCGCCTCATACTACCCGGCTCCGCCCAATGTTTAATTCATCTTAATTGCAAACCATTGGCATTAATTGGTTCTACTCTTAACCTGAGAACCATAAATGCTGAAAGAATGAAACTCAAAAGAAGAATGACTTACGAGGAGATGGCCAGATACCTCTCCGAGACCACCGGGAAAGTAGTCAACCGGGTCTCCGTCGGACGATATGCGAAAAAGCTGGGCTACAGAGTCTACAAACCGATGATCAACCGTAAAATCCAGCATTGTTATCTCAACGATGCCATCCAGGACGAAGAGACGGAATCACCGCTTACGAAAGGAGGAGACGATGGGGAAAAGTAGGAACAGGAGAAACGGCGCATCACAAGGTGCGCCGTTTCTCAAATGTTACAGCCGGATGCTGGGAGTATTCGATCCGGAAGAGATCGTTTTCATGCTCTACATGGCCGACCTGTCCCGACTGCGCGGTAAAGGCTTCGATACGCTTCGGAGCAAAAGGACGCACATGGCCAATACCGGCATAGGATCACGCCTGTTCGACCGGTGTGTCAGGAGGATGACAGCTTTGGGTCTCCTTGAACGGGTACCGCTCAAGGGCATGTATGACTATCTTTGGGACAGACAGGCTTATGAACGCCTCATCGAGATTCTCAATGCACCTACGTCAGCCCTCGATGCCCGGGCTGTCGGCCGGCATCTCTTTGTCACGATGGAGAGAAATATTCTCTCCATTTCAAATAAAGAGATTGAAGAACTGGGAAAGAGGGTGTAGATGTTGGTGCAATGCTTCATTTGTACCATGGAGATTGCTACAAATGTTTCAATCGGATTGTTACAAATGTATCAACAATACTATAAGTATATAAGTAGATAGGAAAGGACTTTTTTCTTGGAAGAAAAAAGTCAACAAAAAAGAACCTATAGCTAACAGACGGCTTACGCCGCCTGTTTTTTAAGGAGGATTTTTCTTGTTTATAAAGGGACAGACAACATGAAAAGGGACAATAGGCAAAATAAGGCCCTGCTGAAAAAAATGAATTAAAGAAAACTTTATTATTCGTCTTGTCCCTTCATCCTGTCTTCTTTTCCGCAAATGGTACCATGGTGCAGTCGCAGAATCGCCAGATAACAATCCTGGACGCCACGCACTTCCTCGGCAGTTGCGAAATAGTTGCCCGCCGCCTTACGTTTGCGGTCGCGGGGTTTGTAGGTATCCTGTACCCTGTGTATTTGGAGATACTCGTCCAAATAGTAATAAAATTCCCTGCGTCCCGGAGAGACATTTTTCCGCTCGAAGCAGCGCAGATGACCGTTCCATACCACATGAGCGGCTTCCATAGCTTTGGAGAGCTTGTTGCGAGCTGTCGAACCGATCGGTTGGAACTGGTAATCATCGGCAGCTCCCAAAATTTCGGATGCATTACATCGAAGGGAACCGTTCTTCATCAGCAGACAATAGAACACGGCTCGGCTCTGATCGTCAACATGTCTGAAAATCCCAGTAGCAACAGGTTCGCCCAACACGCTGACGCGAATCCGTTCTCCATCGGCAGGCTGGAAATCATTCACCTTCACAAGCGCCTTGCGCGGATCCCAGCAAAGTCGCCTGCCATTGAACAGGCGTTGGAGGACTGTCTTTTGTTCTGAGCTGGCCGGGCGGCAGTCTGATTCAGGCATGACTACTTCCTCCTGGCAGAGGGTCCCATCGACCGTGCAACGTATCGGCATTACCACACAATCATTTTCCACGCGGCTCACCATTCCAAATTCCCCGGTTTTCATGTTGGCAGCCGCCAAGCCTTTTCGTATGCCGGAAACCGACGGATCGCTGCCTTCCGGTTGTTTTTTTTGATTCACATTGCTTTTCATACGACTATCCATTTATTCTCTGCCGTCCAGCGAAAAAATATATATAATCCGTCATGGCGTAAGGCAAATATACAACATATCCCCCAAAGTTACGGGAAGAAGAATCAACAAATAGCAACTTTTCATATAAAATAGTAAAAAATGGGCAAATATGTAAGATATGGACGCATATTGCTGTGTCTATATATTTCTTACTGTATTCATAAACAAATTATTGTATCTGGTATATGGACTGAGCGAAAACGCTGTTTCCTGACTGCCAGCAATTCCCGGAAAAACAAAACCTGAACAAGTGGTACGAACGCAGTCCAGGAGTGAACAATGACGCTGTATATAAAGCGTCATCATATGAGCCCCTGCAATAGCGGAATCTGCATAAAATCTCCGAAAATCTGTATATGTTTACGATTCGTAACCTTGCATTAGATTTCTGCCGTTTGCTTGTCAGCACACATCTTGCACCTCCTCTTTATAGGTCGGTTCGGTGGAATCTGCCCCCGTCCAACCATATATATTTTGAGGTCTGCTTACAATTTATCTAAAAAAGACCATTTTAGACCGTTTTCAAAAGTCGGACTTGGAAAAATGGGCCGAGGAGAGATACCGAATCCGCACCTGGACAGACACCCTCCCCAATCTTTTTTAATTTATTACGCCGTTGAATATCAATAGTTTAGTATGTTTACTTTGTCCAAAAGTAAACCGAAACAGCCCTTTTTGCTTTTTGTTGCTTACAAATTGAAAGCAATAAAAATATTTTTTTTCATTTAATACCATATATAAGTAAGAACAAACATACAAACTACTGTAAAACAGCTATTTAAGCAATATTTTAGATTGTTACATACATTGAAACGGTGCTTTTTTGATTTTTGCAAAGAGAAAAAAATTTTTTGCTTTTTTTATAAAGCATTGATTTTCAATCGTTTGAAAGCAGACCTCGCGCGCGTGCGTTCCATATCTGGAAAAACGATTTTTCAAGACGTTCCAAAAAATTTTTTTCGAAAAAGTTTTGGAGAATGAAAAAACGGTTTTATAATGCAGTGTACTCGAAAGCCAAACAACAACGGCCAACAAGTACGGAAAAAACGAATAAAAAAACAAGTAAATCAAAACAGAAAAAAGAAACAGACAAACCAATCCGCAAGAGCGAGAAACAAAGAGCCTTTTTTGTGGGAAACCTATTTTCGTGGCTCGGACAAACGAAAATTCGCCCGTTCGTTTTGGAACGATTAAAGAGGGTGTCAAATAACCACACCGCGCGGGACTACAAACCAATGTAGCAAATTGGAACGGTCTAAAAACGTGTTTTTAGTCCGCACACGCAAAGCACGCAATTTTGGGAGTGCGAGAGTCGTGTGGAAAAGAGAGGCGATAAAATAATGCCATAATTGCGCCCTTGTGCGCTCGGAGATAAAAATCGCTATGCGGTAAAAACTATCCGCACGGGAGCTTGAGAAAAGAGCATTGCCAATGTTATGCCCATAATCACCAGCCGCGACCGCTTGCCAGTTAGCTGCCGGATTGGAAAAGATCCGGGACGTGCCAAAGAAACGCCCTGCCGAAATTGGAGTACGCAGGCACAGCGCGACGACACGGTGAAGCGTGAGTACGCAGAAACACGATATGCCGAAAATACGCTCATTTGGATAGCCTGTTATATGGTACGTTATAAGGTGCGACAAAGTTACGAAAAAATTTGCCGTGCAGGGTGAAATGCACGGTAAATTTGGGCACGTGGCTACGGCTTGCCACGCCTTGCGCTATTGCGTGAGGTCTCCGGTTCGACTCCGGAGTGCCCGCAATGCGTGATTTTGCGCAGAGTTTCTAAAATTTTATCATTATGGCAACTTCTAAATTGAACAAGGAACAGTATGCAAACATCGGTACGTTTGCAGGTATTATGTTGGTTTACAACTCGACCAACAGGGACGGCGAGACGGTGCAAACCGCCCAGCACTTCTTCGGCAAGGATTTCGAGCCTGCCGACAAATCGGACAACGAGATTTTCCGTGTCATCAAAAACATGGTCGCAACGATGTGGCACACCATTGCGGAGGAAAAGAAACTGCGTGCGGACGCTGACGGTATCCGCTCGAAATTCCGTGCCACAACTCCGGCGGAGATTATCATCTGCGACAAGAGTAACAACCGCATCAAGCGTTACGACCTGACCGACAGTGTGTGGGCACGTATCGGACTGGTGCCGACCAAAGTAGACCTCGAAAAGTCGAGCCGCGACTTTGCCAAGACTATCCATGCGGCGGCAAAGGCAATCCGTGATGCCATGAACTTTGCCCCGAACCTTGCGGGACTTGAAAAGGCCGAAAAGTCCGCCAAGACTGCCAAGACTGCCACGACCGAGACGGCGGAAATGCCCGAACCCGCAAGCGAGAAAAAGGCGGCATAACGTCCGACCCAGAACAGAAAACTCTGCCCGAAATACACAGATAGCGGCAGGCCCGACGCTCTGACAAGTGCCGGCGCCTGCCTTTTTCGTATCTGTCGGAAAGGTGCGTATTTCCCGAGTATGCCGGAAGTACGCCCTTTTCGTATCGGGCCAAAGGCATCGTAACGTGAACGGAAAGCGCAACAATCCGGCGGAAAAGAGTGCCGGAAGTGTGTCCGCACGAGGTGACGGGTACACGGTGGACGATGTAAAGACTGCATTGGAAGAGTCCCAGAAAGCACTGCATGAGGCGGTTTTCATTGCCCGCAGGGTGTGGGAGCAGGATTCGGAGGCATTGCGGTTCGACATCGACGATCTGGTGCAGATAGAGTCTGCGCTGGAGGAAATATGCAACCTCTCCGCCGGCATAGCGGTAGAGGACGACGAAGAGTGAATGTGGATACAGCGCGCGCACGGTTGCCGGGAAAGTGCCGGAACTGTGCGCGTGTTTTCCATTACGGGCATTGATATACACTATGTCAGGATTGTACCCTGAATTGCCCGCCAATCAAAAGGACAAATGATATGATCGAAGTATTTGATGCAAGACGCACCCGCAGTTTCGGGTGCTTTGCCAGTTTCAGCGTTGCAAAGGGAACGCTTGACTTGCTTGCCAGAGACGGCGCATTGGGGCAGGTGCCCAGCGTCCGTGTGATGGCATACCGTAACGGAGAGCTGTGCCGGGACTATGAGGCGGTATTTGCCGCCGGGAAGTGGCGGGTGCCGAAAGCTCCTAAAACGGAGAAACATATCCAGTCAGAGCGGGCCAACCGCCTAAGACGCCGCCGGAAACTCTGCAAGGAGTACGCCACGGCAGAGTTGATGTTCCGCGAGGGATTTCCCGACTGGATGAACCGCAGCTACCCGTTATCTGCCGACAGCTTGCGAAAGTGCAACCGCAAGTGCCGGATTTATGGCGTATGAAACGAAGAATTAAAACCGTGAGAATATGAAGACTTTAGCAGATGTAAAAAGGAAAATGACACTCGGCTCGAAATGGCGGTGTGTCAGAGTGTCCAATCAGGACAAGGATACGGGTGTGCGTGAAATCGGCAAGGTGCAGACCAACGCCGTCGCATTCGTCAAGGCTGACGGAAAACTCTCGTGGCTGTGGTGGCCCAAGGCCAAGGATGTGCAGGTGGAGGGTGATTCATTCACCATCCTCAAAGACGGCAAACCGTTACTCAGGTACACATTCGTGGAATAGCCCGGCATTCGGGAATAATGCAAAATAATATCAATTAGTAACAACCGTAGGGGCGAAATGCCCCTATACTTTTCTAAAACGAAGCCTATGCCAAACTGGTGTTCAACCTCCTATGTCGTGACGGGAGACAAAAAAGAAGTGCGCGACTTGTATGAGAAAATGAAGTCGCTTGAAGAGCGGGAGAAGCCTCTTGTGGAGAACGACTTTGGTGTAACGTGGCTCGGGAACCTCGTAACGTTGCTTGGCAGAAGTTGGAAAGAGGTTTATTGCCGAGGGGAATGGTCCGGCCTTATTGTCGATATTGAAGATAATGAGTTGCGCTTTTATACGATGACCGCCTGGTCCGAATTGCAGCAACTGCGACATTTCCTGCAGGAGAAATATCCCTCGCTGACCTTTTATTTCCGCTCCGAAGAGCCGGGAATGTGCATTTTCCAAACCAACGACGCAGGCGGTATATATTTCCCCGAACGCTACAAGGTGGAACACTGGGATGAAGAAGACGAGTATTGCATGGACATGGAAGCGGTTTTTGATGTGGTTTCCGACATTACGGGAACTACCGTGCGAACCGTTGAAGAGATGAATAAGGCAGTCGATACATACAACGACACCCATGAGCGCGAACCGATTTTCATCTATGAATTTGAGACAGTTGAAGATTAAAAAATAAAAAGATATGGGAACAATGACACAGAAACAGGTGGATGCCATCAATGCTGCATGCCGGAACGGTTTCAGTTTCGACCGATACGATTTCGCGGTGTCGAGAGAAAAACGCCTCTCGAAGATTATCACGCTTGTTAAGGACCGCAAAGAAGTAAAACTAAGCCTCAGTTGGCGGGACGAGGTGATGAAAGTTGAAAATGAACATGGCTGCATGGTGCCAACCTACACCGGCAATGTGGTGCCGCAGTTACATTGCTCGATATGGGACAAGGCTCCCGGAGAGAGTTGTTGGCACAGTTGCGGACTGGGGAAATATCATGTGTTTTCGGACAAAATTTCTCCGAAACGATTGATGAACCGCCTGTGCGAGATTACGGGATTGGTTACAGACGACTTGGTGTGCGAGATGCTGCCGGATAAAGAATGCGCGGAGTTTCGGCAGAAAGCAGAGCGTAAAGTCAACGAGGTAAGTGGCGTAGTCATCAGCCGCGCCCTGCTCGATGAATACGGATACGACGGGAACGTGCCCACCGACGAGCAGATGCAGATGATTGCCGACGAATTACTTGAGTATTGGGGCGTGAGCGGCTGTTTCAAGGACGCTCTCGACAGCACGATGTCGAATATTTTTGGCGTCGAAGCGGAGGAATAAGCATATGCTGGCTTTTCGTATCCATGCAATAAATTAAACAAATCTGCCAACGGAATGAAAAACAAAATGGGAACGAATGAACTTACCGTTCATCAGCGAGGGGTTATTCTGCGAGGCATCTGCTCCGGATCCGCATTGCGGGGAAAGTCCCCGGAAATATCGGAAGAGAATACCGTCATCATCTGCCAGGGAGAATTGAGCATGTGGGATATCTGTAGTATATCCGCCGATGCCGAGGCCTTCGGACTGGAGGCACATTTCGGTTATGATGGTCGGACCAAGATTACTTTCAAACCCAAAAAGGAGATGCCATGAAAACCTGCTACTATCTGGAAGAATTGCATAAGGAGATTCTTCTTGAAGAAGAGGATATTCAGGCCGTGCCGGAGTCGGGCCGTGCCGACGAAGCCTGCGACGCGATTGCGGCTAAAGACTATATTGTCCGCCAGTTCCAGGCTGACTCCTTTGAATCGCTCAGGCAGGCCGTGTGTCGAATTTGCGACAGCCCCCGGATACGCAGCCGCCATGAAGCGTTGATGTACATCGTCTGGATGGCGGCCCTGGACATCAAGGAAAGGCGTGTCCTCCGGCATACCGAAGCGGAGGTCAAAATTACCCGTGACGACGGTTTCGTCTGGCTGATTGTCCCGCGCGAAAAGGTCCGTGGACTATGGGAAACGGGAACCTTCACGCTGTACAGGCTCTACGCGGACGATTCCGAAGCCGAAATCGAGAACAAGGAGCAACTGGAAGAGACCTTGGAACGAGGCTATTCTGTCGGCATTGAGGTTGGGTTCGTTGCCACAATGGGATATGCCGCCCGAATGCACAGATAATTCAAATAAGGAAACATTCAAAATCAGAAAAAGATATGGAAACAATCACGTTGACAAGAGAAAACGCCCACCGTGTTACCATGGTGAGGCGCAAGGATGCCCCGGACAGTGTCCCGGTACCGTTCGTATTCCGAGGGAAACGATACGGCTATTGCAGTTACTCCCATCTGGTAGGGTTTGCCGGCCAAGAAGAGGTCCTTCCTTCCAATAATTTCGGAGAATGGGAAGTTGTGGAGGTTGCGCACCCGGGTTACCTCGAAGAGTTCTTCAAACGTGCCTGCGACGCCTACAACTGCACTTCGCACTCACCGGAGGAACGCGGGGAATCTGAAATTGCCAGCCACGAGCGGCAGTTGCACGACGATCTGATGGGAATGCCTGAGGAGCAGCGTGGCCGTTATCTGGAAAACTACAAGAAGCGTTATTCGGACATCATTGCCGCCAACAGCCGTTGCTTCAGTGCGATGATTGTCGGTCCGGCCCGCTTCAACAACCGGAAATGCGAACAGGCGGACAATGCCTACCGCAAGGCCGTTGAGAACTTCATGCAGTGGAGGGAACGCGCCTTGGAATCCATCGCCAAGGCGATTGAGGCCGCCAAACCCGAAGAACAGCGTCAGGAAGAGGCATGGCAGGAGTTGAAAAAAGACCTGGACAGAACCATCACGTCAATCCATGCTCTGGATACGGGCAAAGAACGAGGCTACAACCGGGCGCTTTTCGTGAACAATCTGGCCGGACGACTCACGACGATTGCCGGAAAAGGAAATGTGGAACTCATAGAGCGTGCCGTTGCCTATATCCGGGAGTGGAACGCGAAATTCACGAAACCGGTGGTGACGGAGCGCCACAGCATTTTCAAACTGCCTGAAACCGCCCGCAAGGTACGCGAACAGCAGGAAGAACGGGAAAACAAGCAGAACAAGGAGGTCAGCTTCGACAAGGGGAAAGTTGTCTGGAACTATGCCGAAGATCGCCTCCAGATTATCTTCGACCAGATTCCCGACGCGGAAATGCGCATGGAACTCAAGCGACATGCGTTCAAGTGGTCGCCCCGCAACCAGGCATGGCAACGCCAACTCACCCGCAATGCCGAGTATGCAGCCAGACAAGTGCTAAAAATAGAATTGTAAGACGATGAGGTATGTAATTGACAGTCGGTATTTCGACGGTTCGTGCCTCACTTCGATGCATGACGGCACACATAGTGATTATGGCGGGGAGACATTGCAGGAGTTGCGCGAGCGGGAAAGGAATCCTTTCCTGGTGGCCGTTTCACCTGAAAAGATCCTCTTCCTTACGAGACGTTACGTCAGGATACTATGCACGCCTTTCCGGGAGATTACACGGAAGGATTATTACTCCCTCTTCGAGTGTGTTCCTCCCGCACGGATGGGACGCCATTGGTTCTTTGTGGGGGAAGCCTATTTTGGAGACCTGTATCCTTTCTGTTTCACGAGAGATGGCCGCTATTTCAAAGGTGAACGTCCCCTGTACCTGAAGGCCGAGAAAATCTGGAGAATGATTGGTGAGCACATGAAAACACTGGACTTTCACCCGGAACTTGTACATGGAGAACCATATGTGGAGAGCGACCGCTGGTACAACGGGAACATTACGGTAACGCCCTACTATTTTCTGCGGGACGGGAAAAGGATGTTCATCAGCAACCTTATCTCTGACACGGGGAAGGCCGCCGACGATGACCGGAACCGTCGGGAAATGGCAGAGCGCCTGCTGGACCTGCGCCGCAACCATTATGAGTATTGCGCCTTCTACAGCCATGTAAAAGACCTTTTCGAATTCTTCGATTGGATCAGGAAAAACCGGTACACACTCGAAATCCAAGGAACGCTTTTCTATTTCGATCCGGAACGCCAGTATGTGGACTTCATGGGAAACGTATGTGAATACTCTGCGGCCTTTCATTACCGCATCTATTCCCGAAGCATTCTGGAGTCACTCATCGGACAACTCCGGACGGTCAAAAGGGATTACGGTCGGAAACCGACAAAAAACGAGAAATAAGATGGATACAATAGACAAAGTCCGCATCATCGAGAGTGATGCGGCACCCAAGGAAGATGCCGCCATCGAGGAAGTCATGGCAACGATATTTCACACAGACGGTTTCCGGGAAAAGGTGACTCCCGCCAACGGGTCGGACTTTCGCCTGGAGGAGATGCAGAGAATGGTCGGAGGCATTATCGAGATCGTCTATTTTGACGACAACACGGTGATGGTTATCAACGAGGAGGGTAAGCTGCTGGGGCTCCCCCTGAACATGGACGCGACCGCAATATTTCGCGCCCATTATCCGGATTCGGACGACTACATTGTCGGCGATGCGCTGGTATGTAGCGACGAACAAATTTTATAACAAGAAAGAAAACAATATGGATAAAGAAAAAGTGAAAATGCTGCAAGAATCCCTGGAATATTTCCAGCAGATGCAGGAGGACGACACCCTCATGGAAATTATCTTTAAGACCTCTGACGGCAAACTGCACGGGATCGGAACCCCAACCGCTTTGAAACTTCTGCTGGAAGTGGCCGTAATCGAACTGGAACGCCAGCTCCACAGCGCCCGGTTCGGGGATGCCCCGGAACAACTGACTATGTGTCGTGAATACAAGACGGCCATGGAACTGGAACGCCGGCTGAACGATTACAGCTTCGATACGAACCGCTTTGCGGAATCGATCCCTTATATGCATCGCACCTTGCAACAGACGTTCTTCCGTCTGGTGAAGGCATCCATTTTCCACATGGCGCAGCAGAAGCCGGCGTCCATCGACGGGCGCAACAAAGCCTCATACGAGATGTGCTGCAGGCTGGCGCCCATGCTTCAGGACAGTCCCCTTCCTTTTGTGTAGTCTGCCATGTTCATGGTCAGGAAAACACGTCACCGAAAAGCTGATGTATGATGCTTGTATCTGGAAAGCGAACTATGGGTATGATAAGAGTAACAAGAGACAAGCACCATGACATTTTCAAAGATGGTGTCTATATCGGACAGATTTATCTGGCAAGGGCTGAAAGCCGGACATTGAGATACTGGGCGATATCCTGTGTGCCGGGAAAAGGGTTCAATACTTTCGATGAGGCACGAGACTATGCCATGGATTTCCTCTAAACAAGAATGTTATGACAGATAAGATCCTACAAATGTTCTTCGACATCGACAGATGGACGAAGGCTATCGAAAAAGGAGTTGGCAAGGACATCCGTAAAGACCAACTCATCTGCCTGTGCGACGAGCGTACCCGGCTGAAAATTGCTGACGCGATGAAGCGCGGCTGCTACGAGATTTCACCTCCGCATACCGCACTTATACCCAAGGATAACGGAGAGTATCGCACGGTATACGTCAACGAACCGATTGACCGCGTGCTGTTGAGCATTGCAAATGACTTGTTGTTCGAGTTGATGCCGGACCGAATCCACCGTTCCTGCAAATCATATCAGAGCGGTATCGGTTGCGGGAAGGTGGTATTGGAAGTGAGCCGGGAGATGACAAGAATGTCAGGTGATGAATGCCTCGGTTGGAAATCCGACCTGAGCAAGTATTTCGACAGCGTGCCCCTGCGATATATCGACCGTGCTTTCGATGCGGTAGAATCCCGGCACGGACATTCGGCACTGATCACGGTACTGCGGAAATATTACCACAGTGACCTCTACTTTGATACGGACAACCGACTGCAGCGGAGCTACCAATCCCTTAAACAGGGTTGTGCCGTAGCAAGTTGGTTGGCCGACGTTCTGCTCTACGAGCTGGATGAGGAGCTTTCCAGCATGAACGGCTATTACGTCCGCTATTCGGACGACATGCTGTTTGTCGGTGAAGACTATCCCAAAGCGATGGCCCTACTGCAAGACCGGCTGGCAGAGATGGAAATGAAGCTCAACCCGAAGAAGGTGGAGTACCTCACGGCAGACAGATGGTTCAAATTTCTCGGCTTCAGCATCAAAGGACGTATGATTTCACTCTCTTCAGGACGTATCAAAGCCTTCCAGAAGAACATCGAGGCTTTGACCGTCCGTAAACGTGGTACGAGCCTGCGGAAAGCCGTGAATGCCGTAAACCGCTACCTTTATAAAGGCGAGTATTGCTGGGCCACCCAGATTCTTCCAGTCTGCAATGTAAGACGGGACCTGAACGAGTTGAACAAGTTCGTGATGGACTGCCTGCGGGGTGTGAGTACCGGGAAACGGAGAGTCGGTGGTTTGGGATACGTTCCGGCGCGATGTGACGGTTGTATTGTCCGCGGTACGGGACGTAACGTCACGGCCAATCGTGGCAAGATGCCCCGTGTCGAGGGTTATCTTTCCATAGGTTGTATGCAGAATGCCCTGCGTACCAGCCGAGCGGTCTACAATACGCTGGCCGCTTCACTGTAAGTGATGCCGAGCACACGGCTTGTGGATGGAGGACAGGATTTCAATGTTACAGGTTCTCCAGCCAGATCAGTCCGTTGATTCACCGGTTTACCCACCGGTGAATCTTCTCCGGATCTGGCTCGCTCCTGTAAATATCGGAATAGTAAAGCAATGTGCCGCCTGTCTGACATCCTGACACTGGAACACATCAGCCGGACCCGAGGAATAGCATTCAGTTACCCGCGCACAATATCCATCTATCGGAGTCTTGAAGGATGCGACCCCCATCCTTCAGACTCCTCCAAGATGGAGGTTCGCGGGATTCATCAAACGGATAAAGCTATGTGTCGGCTATTATGAGGGTCTGAACCCAGCACGGGGTAATGGTTCAAGGGACACAAATTCACTACAATGGGAATACAGTGCACGCCAGTGCGGCGCTGAACTCTCTATCGAGCACTCTGCCCCGCGTGGCGTGCTCATTATTCCCAATGTACATCGCTTTGATTAAAGTCATGTGCCACAGTCATGAGAATCATATATATATACATACGGAAGCCCGGCATGGGGCACGCGGATTCGGGATCAGAGGTTCAAGTGCGCAGCTCTGCAACACTTCGGGAGCCGTATGTCATCTCCAGCCAATAGCTGGTTATGACGTCCGGAGCCCGAAGTCACAAGCTGCCCATATCGAGTTTATAAAGGGATGTGCCGCTCTGAGCAGGATTCGCAAGACGGTAGCGCAGCCGCCAATGTGCAGGGGAGCCCGCTTCAATATACAGTTGGCTACCTGTATCCTGAACCCGGTGAACACCCGGTTCAGGATACAAGCATACTGTATTTATCAGATTGATAAAGTGATGCGCCAGGGGTTCGAGTGCAAGTAATTTTTGATGAAAGAAAACAATGGAGAACATTTATCAACAAGTAGTTCAAGCTGTCGAGAACGGCGCAAAATTCAGTGTGGATTTTCGTTCACGGAGCCTGCGACTGAATGGCCGCTCTGTCATTCGTGAGGGAAACTATGAAGGAAGTCTGGGGGTAGAACCTTGTACGGAGAAAGAGTTCCTGTCTCAAATCGAGGAGCGGTATCTTCGGTACAAGCATTCCGTGCCCTCGGAACGTAGTGCAAGTCGGTCCCGCAACTATTTTCTGGCTCTTCCCGAAAAGGACCTGGACGACGAGGACATGCTTTACGGAGAACGCCGGGACAAGGCACAGATCGAGCTGGAACTGTACATTCTCTGCCAGTTGCTCAACGGGTTCAGGTGGAACGCTGAAACCATGGGCAAATGGTTCTGGCAAAGCACCCGGGACAAGGACCTGGTGTTGCTTCGACAGTGGATAGACATTGAAAACAATTAATCATTAAAAAGAAGGAAATGACAAAGAAGAAGAAAGAAAACATTATGACCTGCCCACGTTGTGGTGCAGACCTCAATGGTGCGGAAAATCCTGCCCGTTTGCCGAAAACGGCGAAGGAAAGAATTGAGGCTCTCCGCCTGGTCGGAGTGGATGTCAGCCACCTGTTCGCCATGCAGGGTGCCAACGGCGGGGATTACGTCGCCTCCAATCAGGATGGCAAATTGACCATACTCGATGACAACGATCCGATCTTCTCGTATATCACCAGTCAGGGAGACGTGCCCAACCGCCGTCTGTTTCGTCGATGGGTAATGGCCCAGATGTTTCACATGCTTTCCTATGCGCCATACCGGGGGTTGTCTCCACTTGGGGTAACGGCCATGATTCATCGGCTGGGGTATGAATACCAGTGGAAGATGCTGTTGGATGAACTTCGTGCACAGATGAAGATGGAGAGTCGTGACCCGAACGGTTTTGCGGAACGCAACCGCTGGTTCAACAACGAGGTGGCTTCTGCGATGGCCCATCATTATATTGAACGGCTGAAAAAACATGTGGACAATCTCCAGGAACGAAAATGCAAGGGAATACCTTACAAGCGCATCCATGGTCGTGACATCTTCGTTTCGGACCTGGACCGCAAGGTGTACACGCCGTTAATCATCGCGGCCAACCTTATCAAATACGCTCAAAACGCCACACAACTATATAATGCAGTTCGTAAGTTCAATGCTCATCGTATCAGACTGAGCCATGATACGCCACAGAGCAAGACGTGGATGGATGCTTACAAAGGAGCCGGTGCGTACTTCACGATGCAGAATCTCATTCGCTTCCACGGTTGTCTGATTACTGACGACAAAGGAAGACGTCTGAACAAAAACCAGTCGCTGGACTTCATTATCCTCAAGGCAACCCTTTACAAGGATGAAGGGTGGCGAATGCTGGCTGTCTTGAAGAAGATGCTCCGAGACAACGACATCGACATCAAGAAGAAAATGGCTGAATGGCGTAAAAGGTAAAAGTAACCTGGCAGGTATGATGTGAGGGACCGGTATATTCAGGTGTTCCTCCTTTAAACGATGCTCATCTCTGTTAGCACAAGATGAGCATCCTTGTCGGAGGCTCCCGCATCAAAAGAATACAGGAAAGCCCCGGACCGGTAATCACATCAATATAAATTAAACTACAAACCTATGAAATTGAGCAAGAAAGAATTAAGACACAGAGATTATCTGTTGTATAAACTGCGCAAACAAGGCGTCCGTTGCTTGACGCGCTGTCGAACGATTTTCTTTCCGTACGACAGCGACCCGATGACCGTGCCCCAGATTGTCAACCTGGTCCGGGAATACAATTTCGCGGTGCAGTTTGAAATCCGTTGACCGAGAATAAGACCAAGTGAAATAACAAAAGATGAAGCGATATGAACGAAGAAGCAACCCCCGGCGATATTGCCACCCTGCACCGGCCTTACATGGGTTATCGCCGCATCGAACTGGTAGAGAAACTTCAGTACACCTGGCTGGCCCGCATCTGCGGAAGCGGAAAGGAAATCGAGGTCTGGGAAGATGAATTTGAACTGGACTAAATACACAATGACATGCAGAACACGAGTAATGATCCCCTGATACCTGCTTATATCGCCTATGCGGTCATCATACTGACTGCCAAGTATCTGGGATGCGAGGTGGAGATGAGCGCCACGGCCAGGGAGGTCTGGGAAAGTAAAGGATTGCCGGCCGCACCTTTGTTGGCTTTATATGAAAGGGCCGCACAGGATGCGAAGGAGATTGTGGTGAAACAAGGGTTGGCAAAGACCGCCGATAGACTGGCCGAAGAATTTTACAGAACAGGACGGTTTCCAGACCGTCCTCCAACAAACGATTAACAGACAGGAGGCAATATGAAGACAAGAACCTTTCAGGAGATTTATGATTTTTGCCGCACGGATTTGACCTACCAGGCCTATTTCCATATTCCCGACGAATTCAGTGTGAAGGATCGGAAGACCGCCCGGTATTATTTCGGCGCGTTCAGCGGAGGAAGGAGTCGCAAGGGGACCTTCATCTATACACAGTCGATGCGGCAGCTTGAAAGGTTCCTGCGGGGAACGAAGCAGGACCACTACCTGCACGCTAATTCAGAGACGTTCGAGGTAGTAAACCGTCAGAAGTATGACGGCCCCGCAATCTACATCGTGACCCATATCCGGGAACAGGGTGTGAGGATTGAGTTCTCACACCCGTTTTACCGGACATGCCCGTATGAGAGAATCGCGTTTACGGCACGTTCGCACAGGACTTTCACGGTTCAAGGAATCATTGCCGAAGTCCGTGCATACATAGAAAGACATCTGCTGCTTGCGCCGGGAAGATATCGTGCCTTGCAGTTGGAATACCAGATTCCCAAGGAAAAGTTTCCCGCGTGGTACAGACAATACCGGAAGCAGGTTCATGAGCAGGAGGAATATGCCCATTGGGAGATGGTGGACAGGTATCTCCACCAAAACGACATCACTTTTGAGGAGGGTTACCAGATATTTGCGGCCTCGGGGATGTTCTACGATTTTAATTGCGACGAGTATGAACGGGACGAACTGACCGAAGAGTTCGTAAGGTCCTGTAACAGGAGCCACAGTGCCGTTCGGCAAAAAACAAACATCAACACCTAAAACCATTAACCAATGAACCTTTACGAGCAAATCAGCTACAAGGGACATCATATCAACGTCTACTACGATGAGGATGCCCTCGACCCCCGACAGGAATTCGACCATCTGGGGACACTGTATACAGCACATCGCCACTATCAGCCCGAAAAAGACTTTCATGCGAATTTCAAAATCAACAAGGTATTCGAGGGGCGAATTGGAGACTTCAGGGATTCGTTCTTGAAACAATATGTTGCTCTGCCAGTCTACCTCTATGAGCATGGTGGTGCAACCATCGCCACCTCTCCTTTCAGTTGCCCGTGGGATTCGGGCTTTTTTGGCATCATCGCCGTTTCTCTGGAAAGAATACGGAAGGAGTTTGGTTGGAAACACGTTACGAAAACTCGCCGGAAGCGGATTGAAGCATACCTGCAAGGGGAAATCGAAGAGCTTGATAATTATTACACCGGGTCGGTTTACGGCTACGAAATCACCCTGGAAGATGATGATACGGAGGTCGTAGACAGTTGCTGGGGATTCTATGGCGATGAAGCTATGAAAGAGATGGTAAAAGAGTGCAAATCATATATTGACGGCATCAGCCATATGGTGGCATGACCGGACAGGGAGGAAACAAACAATGCATGAGGCAGAACAATACCTGCGCAACCCGCAGAACCCGCCGTCACTCCATGTGATAATCGGCGGCAAGAAAAGACGGTTGTTCATCAACCGAGACCAGGGGCAGATCGGAATCGTGGCCCCGAAGAAAAAAGTATGCGGCTATTCATTTAGCGCGTGGAATACCATTGAGAAGATATGCTATCCACGCCCGCCAAGATGTCCGGAAGAACAGAACCGACGTTTGGTCAGAAAGTACCAGCAGATGGCGGCCAGGGCAACTTTCTCAAGCCCTTACCAACGAAAGGTAATGAAGGCCGACCCTTCAAAAAGTCTGTATGAAAATGGAGTTACGACAGGTGTGACCATCGAAGGTCAGGTTATCTCACTTGCCGCGGTGGAAAAATGGTGTGGGCCTTATGTGGCAGACCAGTTCCGGGATGCAGTTCGAAGATGTAAAAGTTTTTATTCCTCTCGCTTTGATTTCAGGGGATATGATGGTTCTCTTTGGGTGGAACCCTGCAACAAGGCAGAAGAGGGTTATCGGGAAGGCGATTTGCGTGCCGGGTTCTGTAAGGAATACCGCAACTGTGGGAATGGGTACTACTATATTCTTATCGACGATGAACATTTCATCGGATATGACATTGACTAACTTAAATACACAGAGATAATGACTTACGACTATAACGAACAGGAAAAAACGCCTGTAAGCATCACTCTGGGGAACGGGGTGAGCGTGGAGGGTGAGTTGGTGGATCTGCGCATCACTCCCGAAACAATTCCCGCCGGAAAGAAGTGTTATCAGTTCCGGCATTCTGATGAGGATTGGGGAGATATTGCCTCCTTAAGAAACGGATGTGTGGCTGTCAACTTTTACGGCTCTCTGATTTGCGACCCGATTCCCTGTATGGAGCCGGCCGGTACGGAGCTTGACGTCATGGATTATTCATTTGACGAGCCATGAAAGAGTTGAAGGTAAGGTTACACCACATCGACCGAGGTCGGTGTATGGAGGTATGGGAAGTGTTGGTCGAAAAGGGAAAACCCAGACGCTTCCTGGCAAGAAACGACGGATTCACGCCACATGAATGGGGCGTGCTCGCTGATGCTCCCTATGGGTATTGTGAGATAGAGTGCTATTTAAGGGATGATATCACGCTCATCATCTGCGACAGGAACTGGAACGAACTGTTCAGGGACGGTATGGACAAGGAGCGGTTTCCGAAAGGATTCCCTTCCTTGGATGAGGCGTGCAATGAGGCATGGAACGCCATCTCCTCCTCCCTCCCGAATGTGACACGACAGGGCTTCGGGGAGTGGATCACCAAACAGTCCAACACGCCTCTCTCGGAGACAGACCGCTTGAACTGGAGGGATTGCTGGCAAGAAACGGTTAAAGTTGAAATAATCAGCCGGTTTACATGGATTGGTGAAGAGTACGGAATCTTCCGGCTTCACCAACGCCACACCAAGTGCGACGCCACCTGGTACGAGTATTATGCCGGAAAGACTGCCCGGTACAAGCAGGAGGGATATGTGAGGTTCTTTGCCTATGAATACCGGGAACGTCATATACGGGAAGTCATACATTCGCTTGGGGCATATTGCGACAGAGTACATGCCGAAGCCGTGCAGACCCGCAATGGCGAGTACGGCCATGAGGTATCCTATTTTATGGGGCAGTTTCTGGGATACGACTTGTCTTTTGAGGCCGTCCGGGATGCCCAAGACTCTTTCATAAGAGGCGTTAATGCCGATTACAACGAGGCTTACGCCTACTATATGAAACTTAAAAACAACGAGACTTCAGTCCGGTGCCTGGACGCCGAACTGTATTTTATCAGAAAACAAATCGAAGAAGCAAAGGAGGAAAAGAAATGAGTTGGAACATGCATGTATGCTCGGTTTATGATATCCAATACGAATATCCGGGGATGATTGGATATGAGGCGCAGGACGCCTTATATCGGATTTTCGAGATGTTTGACGTAGAGACTTCTGCAGAAGATATCTACGATGAAGATTACGAGGTGGGACGCTCCGAATTGGTCGAATTGCGCCGCCATATCGTCGAACAGGACGAAGAGTACCAGGAAAACGAGAAGGCGTTTCTTGAACAGCTCAAGAATGCCGGAATTGGCCGCGAGAAATTCATCACGGTACTTGACCGGCTGATCAACGACAGCGACCAGCGGAACTCGGAGGTGCATATCTCCTGGTTCTGAGAACCGTGCCAATAACAAAAACAATTGAAGTCAATATGAAACATGAACATCAGTCCAACACCAATATGGGAACCTGTTCCACAATACATTCTGAAGAATCTGTTGTCCGGCAGGCAAAGAATTATATGCCTAACTGCTACTTCCCGCAGTCATCCAATGCGGACGAGTGGAACAGGCTGGTAAATAGTGAATATGACCGTATAACCAAGTTGGTCATCCGTGAACGATGTGCCTCGTTGGACGAATCGTGTCCGCAGACATGCAGCCTTCGTCAGATGCTTGAACGGGCACGTCCCGTTTTGGAACAGGAAATCCGGCGGCGGATTCGCCGGGATGGATACCTGTTTCAACTAACCCTCATCCGTAAACAACTGACCAGCTCTATTCTTGATACCGTCAGACGGAACAAGGGATACATCGATACGTTTTACCTCAATGAGAACGAAGACAAGGAGTATGATGAATCGCCAATCGTGGTGTCTTACGACAGCTCTGCTTTCGCCAGATATGGGGGTTATGAGGCGGCGACCCTGTATGGGTTGTTCATGAAAGGAGGTGCGCTCTATTGCACGCTAAACGGCGAGTCCGGAGAAAACTTCTATCTGCCTATCGACGCAATCCAGATTGAAGGTCTTGTAGTAATTACCCATTGGCTGACCGAGTACGGTTTTCTGGTTCAGAATGACGAGGAGATTCTTGTCTGCGACGAGTGCGGCTCGCTCGACATCCAGCAGCTTGTATGGGTTGAACCCAATACACACGAATATATCGGTGCTACCGAGTACGACAAGGACGACAACTGGTGCGGTGAATGTGACGATCATTTGCATTTCACCTCGCTTCGGGAATTCAAGGAACGGATGCAAGCCTGGTGGGACAGTACGGATTTCAGGCAGATGGAACGTATTACCGGTTTCCGGGAGGCGGATTTCCCGGCAGAAGAAGGGAATCAGGCTTTTGTAGATGCCTGTGAATCCTGGTGGAACGAAAAAAGCTACGATGAGAAAAGAGCAATCTGGAAACAAAATCAAGATGGAATATGATCTATCAGTTATTGAATGACCTGAAAAGATATTGGAGCGACAAAGAATCCCTTGCCCCGGAAGAAAAAGAAATGTTGCAGCGTCTGACCAAGGCTCTTCCAGCGATGCTCTGCGAACAGAGTTGCGAACAACTGGCGCCCGGAGAGGTGCTGGTACGCATCTGCCCGGATACCCGGCGTCAGGTACTCGTCTGCCACAACGGAGACGGACAATGTGTATGTCTGCATAACGGTACGATAGAGGAAGATGCTGCGGACGTGGAACTCTGGCTGCAAACCGAGGGGCAAGAAGCAAACGGAAACAGGCGTGCCATGGAAGCGCTCGTGGATTTGGCCTATAATGCGGGGGCGGACGGACTTTGGGAAGAAAGGGACTCACGCGAGGTCGTGAATGAACTTATCGCCTGGGCGTTTGAGTTTGTTCATAAGACAACCGACACGGACTGGTATACTACGGACTACATCTCCGCCATCGACAATTTCTACGCCGCCAAGAAAGGAGAGATGTATAAAGAAAATGGAACGGAATGAAGCTCTGGAAATAATCCGCCGGGAAAGAGCCCCGAGAGATTACGAGCTGGAAAGTTTTGAGAATGATTTCTGGAATCGGTTCGAAGAGTTTAGCGACTCCACCGATTTGCTGGGCGCGTTTGACAATTGGCTTGGCGATGCGGATCTATATTACGAAAGGTTGCGGGCTGAGCTATACATGGAGTCTCGCGGCTTCCCTCATTATTATGATTGATAAGATTTGGAAACAGATAATTAAATTAACAGAAATGGTACAGGAATTATTTAATCAACTGCGTGACTATTTCAGTGCAAAGGAAAAACCCACGGAAGAAGAAGTTGATTTTCTCAAAAGGCTCTCTGAGGGATATTTCCCCATCACTTCCGTGCATCGGGACGACTTGCAGGCAAAAGGGTTTGATGTTGACAAGATTACGGATGCCCAAATGGAAGAATTGGCTGACAAAATGGGCGATGACTATTGCGAACAGCTATTCTGGGATAGTATGGAAATCATTGCAGACAGCATGGGTCTGCCGAGGAAAGAAATCCTACGTTGCCCCAAATGTCAGTCAGAGACCGTGAAATACGATATAAACGACGGCCTTTATCATTGCGGTGACTGTAGCATGGTCTGGGACGATGGTCTCTTCGTAAAGACCGAATTTCCTGAAGATGCTTCCTGTTTCGAAGAGGAAGGAATCGGATTCCCTTGCTGGAACAGTGAGGACAACGGTGCCCGTTATGTTCCCGTATGGGAATATATCCGAAAGTTTGGAAAATCTCCCGATCCGGAAAAATGTTACCGGGCGATATGCTGGCCCGACTCTCAGGAATACATAGGAAACGAAGAGTGTGAGCTCATACAGGACGAGGAAGCGTTGGAGAAATTTGGTTCTTCTGCCTATTGGGTTCCGGCCCGCTACAAGAACGGTAAAGTATGATTGCACTGATTCCACTTTTCCAGGAGGAGATGAAACGGAAGGGGTTTTCATCATCCTACCTCCGGTTCTATTGTGATTCCAGCGGGTTTCCCCAGATCATTACGAACGAACCGGAGACACAACGAAAAATACAGCAATATTTTGAGGAACAAGAAATCAACCCGTGCGAACTCACCTATGAGGATGTCATTGAGGTGTCTTATGATTATGTGAGCACGAACGTACCGCCTCAATTGACCGACGAGGAAGACGGTGAACAGTGGTATGACGAGACTTACGACTTGTGGATTTCCAACATCGCACATTATGTGACATACTTTTGTTTCGAGGTATACATGCATGACCATAAAAATTGGGTAGACAGGTAAAAATGCATCCATTGCAGTTCGTGGGCTATTGAAAACTACTGGAAAAAAGATTATAAAATCAGACAATGAAATCTATCGGGCGACAAGTTTAGGCTTGCCGCCTTTTTTATTATTAACCATTTAACAATCAATCATTATGGCAAATGTAGCAACAGTAACTGCTCCCATGCAGTTCGATTTCAAGAACAACAACATTGAGACGATGAGTCTGGACACTCTTCGCCGGACGTACAAGGAAAACGACATTTACGGCAAGCCTCTCAAGGGATTGTACCACTATGAAGTCATCGAAAAGATGATGGACATCTGCGGCAAACACCAGTTGAACTACGAAGTGGAAGAGATCTTTGCCGCGCAGAACAAGAACAAGAACGAACCCGGCGTGGTGGTACTGCCGCAGGTGGAAGAAAAATTCTCACCCAATGCGGTTGAGGCTCATATCCTCCGACGTGTCTACACGACTATCCGTATCAAGGATTGGGAAACCGATGAACTGACCACCACGTTGGTTGTGGCTTTCCATCAGGACGGCATCCAGGCCGCCATCGGCCCTTGCGTAAAAATCTGCCACAACCAGTGTATTCTTTCCCCGGAACGTTGTGTGTCCAATTATGGCAAGAACAAGGTGACCACGGAAGAGTTGTTCGCCCGCGTGGATGAGTGGATGGCGAATTTCGAGACGCAGATGACCGAAGACCGCGACCGCATCCGCCGCCTGAAGGAAAAGGTGATGACACCGCTGGAACTCTACGCGGTCATTGGTCTGCTGACGGTTCTCCGTGTCTCCCACGACAGTGCCGACAAGCGCCTCTCCTCGAAGGTGGAGACTTACCCGTTGAATCAGGGGCAAATCTCCATGTTTACCGAAGATCTGCTGAAACTCGCCGAAGAGAAAACTCGAATTACCGCTTGGGACGTGTACAACGTAGCCACGGAACTTTACAAACCTGGAAAGACGGATTTCCCGGCCATGATTCCCCAAAACGGGGCTTTTGCCGAGTTGCTCCTTTCCGACAAACTTCCGCAGGCCTGATGACACGCATCAAGGGGCAACTGACGACAGCCGACTATCTGCCTTACAAGGAGTTCCTGCGTCTACTGGATGCGTTGGACAGAGACAGGGAATATCTTGGTGAGACCTATTGCTGGCTGTCGTTCTGTACGGCTTTCCGAGCTTCGGATGTCCGTACACTTAAATGGAAGGATGTGTTGGGGAAGAAAGAACTGGTAAGGATTGAGCAGAAAACACAAAAGAGCCGCAAGGTGAAATTCAATGCCGGTGTTGTGGAAAAGACGGCCGGGCTTTATGAAAAGCTCGGCCGGCCGGCCACCGACAGCTACATTTTTGCCAATCCGCGAACAGAGACCCCTTACTCGCTGGAACATATCAATCGCCAACTCAAGATTTATCGGGTCAAGTACCGAATTCCGGTACGAGCCTTCTCCACACATTCTTTCCGAAAAACATTCGGTCGTTATGTCTATGAGCTGATGGGCCGCTCGGCCGAATCATTGATACTGCTCAACCAGATATTCCGCCATACCAACCTGGAAACCACAAGGCGCTATATCGGCCTGGCACAGGAGGACATTGACAAAGTTTACATGTCCATAAAAATATAAAATCAATAGTCTGTCAATCGCAAACTCCGAGGGTGGACTATTCTTTACCAACAACAGCATAACTGATACTATTATGAGCCTATTTCAAATCGGCAAGGTGCTGCCGGACGGGAATGTCCGCCATATCAAGGCGTACCTCGAAAACACCATAGATGAGATTTCTCAAAAACTCCGAGTCTTTTATAGCCTGGACAGACGCGTTGACGCATTGCTTTCACTCGGAGATATCAATGTCCTGGGCCCTTCTCCTTTCGGCAAATGGGTAAGATCGGACACGGTACATTGCCGCTCCTTCATACGGGATGGGAACGGCGACAGAAACATATATTCTGCCCGAATTGCAGATAACGTGGAGACATTCGCACACATGGCCGACCATTGCCTGTTATACGACAACGGTATCTGGTATCTACTCACTAACGGTGAGTGTACCCGCCTCGAATGGTTTAACTTCTTTCCTGCGCATAAAGACATGAGAATGTTCTCAGTATATGTGGAAGGAGGGCGCGGTCTTGAACGGATTAACGCGCCGTATTTCTGGTCGCAGCTCCAGGAATATGCCGATCAAGTTAACTGGATACTCTATGTGTTCCGTAAAGAGAGACTTGTGAAAATAATCCGTCCATCCAACTTAAAATCCAAAGGCCATGCATAGCGATATCATCAGTGCTATCCGCACACTTCCCGAATACTTGTTTACTCCCGAAATAGCCCGGGCTGCCATTGAAAGCAATAACATCGATGCATTGAACTACATTCCCAGCAGATTCCTGACTATGGAAATGGTCGAAAGTTTGATAGAAAACAACATGAAGACCTGGAGTTCTTTCGACCTGACGAGACTCCCGGTTGAGTGGCGGACACGGGAAATTTGTGAGTTCGCTTTCAAGAATAACGTAAACAACATAAAGGCTTTTCCTGAAAAGTTCATATCCCGGGAGATCGCCAAAACAGTAGCGTCTTGTGGCAGCGGACAGTTTAATATTCTTTCCTACATTCCCGCGTCATTATGGGACGCCGAACTCGCATACATTGCATTGAATAATAAAACTGTTTCGGGCAGCTACAAAGTAGATAACGAGGGTGATTATCGCAGGATGCAGGTCGTATTAAGATACGTTCCTGAGCGCGTAAAAACCAAGTCTTTCTATCTGGGTATGTTCCGAGAATTGAAGGCTGAATGTAATGTGTTGTCCATGTTGATTCCCAACAAGTACAAAAATAAAACGTATTACATGGAACTTGCCAAGCGCGACTTGTCGCTTGTGCCGGAACAATATATCTCCTATGAGGCTTTATATTATGCATTGCTCTCGGAGTACCAGTATCCTTATGTATATAGAAGCCTGGAGTTCAAACGATATCTCCCATTTTTGGATGATCTCTTGGCTGACCGTCTGGCCACGAAGGCTCCCTACATGTTTTCGGATTTACCGCAGCAATTCCAAACTCCCGAACGTCTGATAATTGCCATCGAAAGCGAAGAGTGCACAAATGTCTTTCATTTGGCCGAAGATATCAAACAACAACTGCTTATGCCGGAAGTATGCAAGGCCTTTATCCGAAAGAACTCAATCTGTCCTAAGTTCCCCGACAATGTGTGGACACAGGAGTTTGTCGATTACTGTATGGAACATGGAACGTCATTCCGTTGGTTCAGGCAGATGCCCCAGAGGTTTCAGACTTCCGCCAATACGCAGGCGGCATTTGACTATTGCACATCCTATGTTTATTCCTTTGCCAAACGCTTCATTACTCCGCAGATGGCAAAGCGTTGCTATAGGGATACATCCTATAAAGATGCAGTTCCAAAGCTCTACTTGGAGGAGTTCAAAAAGCAGACCGGGCTGCCCGAAGAATTTTATGGAGGTGAATGCAGTCTCCTTTCATTGAAGAATGCCAAAGTGGATTATTCATATTGTAAGATTGGCAATACTTATCTCGCCTTATATACCAAGGATTGGGGCCGGACTGATAAACCCTATTTGATGATGACACGCGCCGAATCGAGATATTGTACGCCGGAGAAGGTGTTCGACGTTCCGGTTCTTACATTTCATCGTACCTGGCTGGAGAAGATTGTCAGTGATAATGATCCGCAATTTGTCAAGCCGAAAGTGGATAGTTCACTCCGTGCCGTTCAGGCCTTGTGCTACTATGGCGTTGAAAAGATCAAGGATGTAAACCGCACCGAAATTTTCCGTAACACGTTTTTGGGGCAGACGATTGGGTATTGTGCCCGCCGTAGGGATCTGACCTATCACTGTGACGAGTGTGAGAATCTTCTTGCAGGAATGAAATACAAGATTCGGGGTATGGCTGTCCCGTCCGTATTGGCTGACGAATGCGTCAAGTACAGCGCCGATATGCTGCACCGGAAATTAGGCTTCTGCTATGCGGGAATGACTTCTTTCGCTACGGACTATGGGCTGGATATGGATAAGTCCTACAGCATCCGGGAAATGCGGCAGATAGTCAATGAAATTGGTTATAAACCTTCTTTAAGTTCATACAGAAAAGAATTGAAAAAACTGAATATAATATGAAGTATAAAGTAGCTATTGAAGAGACTTTCTGCAAGACCATCGAGGTAGAAGCGGAAAGTGCCGGTCTTGCAGTATGCATTGTCGAAGACGAGTATAATGAAGGCAGACATAAGCCGAGCTCGGATGATTTTACAGGTGTGGATATCGCACTATCCGCACAGGATGAAGAGGCTAAATGCGCCATGAATGACCAGGAGTTTGTCGATTTCGTCGAGCGTTACTTCGAGAGTATGGGGTGCGAAATTCCTCTGGGAGACAAAATCAAAGTTGCGTTCGGAAGTATAGATAACGCCTTGTACGAGTTTAGGGAAGCATCAGGGCGCCATAAAGGGGACGAGGAAAAACATGTCTGCATGTTATATAAATGCGATGCTTGGCATTCATACAACTCTATGGAGGCAATCGGAATATTCTCCTCACAGGAAATAGCGACTGAATATTTACGTCGCAACCAAATACGGTTTCGTCTGAAAAACGAGAATCTGGAGCAGTTCGAGGCTTTCGGTCAAACACAGGGTCGGGACGAGAATTATATTTGCTCGTGGATGTCACTTGACTTGTTGCCCGAGGAGGAGAAACCGCCCGTTCACGATGATGCTTTCTATGACCAAGAGTTCACTTGTAGGGACTCCAAATTGTCAAGGCGCGATCTTGAGTCTCTTCCTGCACCTTTCTGTACGGAGGACGTGACTGATGAGCAAATGCAGGAAATCATAACTCAAACAGACGTGGAAACACGAACTCGTCTGAAGCTGAATGACGAGGAACATATCAACTTCGACAATGAACGCCACAATGAAGCTTGGTGGGAAGCGTTGGAAGCTGCCGTGAACGGCCAGAATGTTCCGTACTATGAGGATTTGCTGGATGTATATCACGGTACCCCGGACCCCGAAGTAGAGTTTTTCACGAAAGGAGACCAGACTATCCACTTTACCGATGACCGTGCAGAGGCGGAAGAATACGCTTACGATGAGAAAAATGGCGGTATTGGGCCGAATGACCTTCCTGTGTTGATACATGCCCGAATCCACATGAAGCATCCGTATCTCATTACAGACCCACAGGAATGGGCGGAACTGATCGCCAACAATGAGGTTGATAAGAAGAAATACGAAGGATATGACGGACTCTGTTTCACAGACGAGGAAACGGAAGTCAGCTATTACATACTCTTCGATGCGCGAAACTGTAAAATCACGGAACGCGAGATTTTGGAATAATGTTCATCAAATGCCATAATGATGACCGACCGTCACGGCTCCCGTTAGCTGTGGCGGTCTTTTTATTTAAGTGGCGAGTTTCAAACACCCCCAATCATATCTCTCTATTCTTGAAAAAATCCGAATGATGAAAAAGCACATTACTTGGCAGGAAGTCAGCGACCTAAGTGTTGCCCTGCAAAATGAGATCATTTCACTGCTGAAAGAAAACAATCTCGATGAACTCGAACTGAAAATCGACGACGAAAGACCGGAAGATGCCACCTATGTTCTTGACTATAATGGGCATTTTGACTCATGGACGGAAAAGATGGTGACGCATGTCGGGCTGAGCGATGATGACCTCTATTTGAAGGTTTACGATAATATCGAGGGTGAAGAGTCTACGATTTACGCCAGCGAAATGAGCCTGGCGACAAGAAATCCCTGTTGGCTTGTAAGTATCCGCGACAATATATTGACGGCATTGGAAGCAGACCGCACAGACAAGGAATACGCGGAGTTGAACGAGCGGCTGAATCAGGCAGAACAGGATATCCTTCAGTTCATGCTGGAACTGCTGAAAAAGAAAGGCCGTATTTCTCTTGACCTTTCGGGAGAGGAGGAACAGGATGACAACAACTTCCCAATCACGACCACTTTGTATGGACGCCACGATACGCCGCGAATCAAGTTAACGGATGTGTATCTGTCTGAAGTAGACCATCTGACTGCTGACGGAATAGATGCGGAGACCGGTGAGAAACGCGCTGGTTTCTATGTTCATGCCGAGCAGTATGCCGATGTGTTCCACTTCATTGGCCATTGTATATGATAGCAAACCCGAACGACTATGGCAACAAGAACGATATACCTGACCGTGCGTCTGGACTTGTCTAATCCGGACGTGGACGAAATCACGGACGACGACGTGGAAGAGATTGTCAGTGAGGTGGATTATGAATTCAGAAACTATGGGAACTATGAAATCGAATCGGAAATCTGCGGACAAAATGACGAGGGCGGTTTTTAGAAAATACCCTGATGGACAAATCATCGCCCTCTTCCCGGACATCCCTTGGTCCGAGGATGGTTCTGTAACTTCATACATGCATGTCGGGCAGCACGGCGCCGCGTACTATAAACAGGTGATTGACTCGACAACACCTGCCAGTGAGGAAGATTACAGTGCATTGCTCGCAGAACTGGAAACGATAGGTTATGACAACCTGCGTATTGTTAAAAGAAAGTGATCATATGGAACTGGACAGAGAAACACAAATCCGCATTTTGGAGGAACATTTCACCGGCTGTCTCAATTTCTGGAAGCATCAGGGCATGGATGAAAAAGCTGCAGAAGAAAGCGCCCTTCGGGAACTTCGCCAGGTAAAGAACAACCCGTTTTCCCCACGCCCGTGCCCTATGGATCCGGCAATCGTGGCGGAAGTTGCGGACAGAATTCAACAGGAAAAGCAATGATGTGACATGATAACTTTTAAGAAAGGACAACGAGTGTGGTGGGACGATCCTGTCCACGAAAAATCCGGCGAGTACGATGTGCATGCCGTAGATTACGCTCAAAATATCGTGAAAATAGGGAACGGGGAAGAGACTGTCGAGTTGCCTTCGGAACAGTTGGAGATTACCTGTCCGGTATCGGAAGAAGACCGATTGCAGCTTGACAAACTGGAACAACATTATCACATGCTGGGAAAAGACGCGCTGGAGCTGATGCGGGAAATCGTCTCCTGTTTCGATGAGGGAAAGTTTTCAGTCGAGGGGTACTCCGTGCGGGGCTGCGACGAAGACCATAGCCCCTGCTGCGTTTGCGGCTTTGCAGTGGACAACGAGGAATTGTATGTCGAGCTGGAATATGAAAGCGGAGGTGTCCGTATGGTCCCGGCCCGGGATTTATATACCGAAGCACTCTTTGAGGCTTTCTGCAAACTGGTCGGAAAAATATAAAACATCTCTTAAAACAACTTCCAAGTGACGAACATGAAAGAGCTCTATATTAAAAATCTTTCTATCGAGATTACCCGGCGCTGCAACATGAGCTGTGCCCACTGTATGCGGGGAGACGCCGAGCATGTGGATATTCCTTTGAAACATATAAGCACCTTGCTGCGGCATGTCAGGCATATCCAACATTTCAATATCACGGGTGGTGAACCGTCGCTTAACGTCCGAGCCATCCGCCATATACTCAACCGGGTACGTGCCTATGGCATTACGGTCAATAATTTCTATATCGTAACCAACGGCTCGGCCGCGTCCCGTTCCTCAGAATTCATAGAAGCCTGTGCTGCTTTGTACGAATACCAGGAGGAAAAGGAACAAGGGGCGTACTCCGGTCACATGCTCGAAATGAGCGACGACCGTTTCCACGATGCGAGGGAACATGCCGCCACCATCGCGGCGCTCTCGCCGTATCCGTTTTTTGGAGTTCGGGGGCAGGCCGAGCATGTTGCCCTTTTCCGGGAAGGCCGCAGCACGGAGGGAATTCCGAATCCCATTCATGAGATTTACCTTACGGAGGCAAACTGTGTCTATGGCGACCTCTATCTCAATGCCGAGGGCATGATCCTCTCAAATGGAGACCTGAGCTATGTCCGCCAGCGGGAACATGCCTTGTGTCCCTGCGGGAAACTGATGCAGTATCTCCGCATGACCTTGGAAAAACGTCAAAAAGAAAGATTGTACGAATAAACATTCAAAACCCCAAGACACATGATAAAAATAACCATGATTTTCGGTGAGGGCGCTGTGAGAAAATACGACGAGAGTAAAGAACTGCCTTCCCAAGAGTGGCTGCAGGATAATGGGGGCGTCGCGGACGAGAATGCATTCAGAACCGAGGCCGAGTACAATGCCTACGTTGCCGGAGCGAACGCTGCCGCCGGATGGACGGACTACCGGATCATACGCCACAAGGACGAACCGGAAGATACGGCCACTGCGCACGGGGAGGCCGTCTGGCTACGCCTCGGAGTTACCGTCCAAGGCAGCCGTGAGGAGATAGAAAAAATCCTGGAAGGCGATACGGAGGCCCTTCGGGAACTGCTTGAAGCTGGACGTTATGAAATAAACGGAGAGACCTATATTCCGGGAACAGCCATCGAAGAGTACAACGCAAAATATCGGACCAACTTCGACGCAAAGGACATCGATTTTCACATCAGCATCTAAACAAAACATTCAATTACAATCATGATAAGAGCAGTAGTATTGCTTGGAGCAGAAACAGTGGAACTGTACGGGCGCACGGGGAAAATACCGGAAAACAACTTTGAAGAGTCTGGTGGCTATGTGACTGTCAGAGAGTTTGAAACCAAGGCCGAGTACGACGCTTATGTGGCCGGCATGGAGGATCATGATGGACATGAAGATTGGAGGATGATTACCGTTCAGGACTCTCCGGATTCGCCCTTTCATGAAGGTGACCTGGTCCGGCTTACCGATGAGGCCGTGGAAACTATCCTGTGGGGGCGAGGCTGCTGAATACCGTAGGCAAATGATACTTGAGGTCAAGTCGCTGGAATGGAATGAAAATGTATGCACGGCAAGAGTAACGGATATCCGTGAAGATGACGAGCAGGTGGTTTCCGTCGCCTGCCTGCGACGGCTGACGGCCGATGACTTGCGAGGAATGACAGTGAAACAGACAAACTAAAAGTAGGAATGATGGAGGATATATTGATTCTGGCGGGCAGCGATCAGGAGCTGATTGACCGCTATCTGGATAAAGAAAAGAATGCTCCTGACTATGCACAACTGAAGGAACTGGAAGAAAAACATGGCCGTGGCTATGGGCTAACTGACACCGTGTATGCGCAACTGAAAAGGAGATTGTTTCAAAGTGCATTGAAAAATTTTGTCTCGCGTGTATGCCAGGAACAGCGGGATTTATGCGAACAAGGGTTCTGGGAGGCGGAATGTGGCGATGAAGCGGAATTTATATGCCAAGCACCTATGCCGGATCTTGTGACAGACATTGAAGAATATGAGAGAATGTGCCGATGGTGGCATGATCTGGACGATGAAACCCGATTTGACCTCGCGACTGTCTTTGAAGGGGAATTTGGCCCCATTCGTTATGATGAGGATACCATTGAGACACAAGATAGGATATGTAACTGCTGGATGGCACTTCCTCTCAAAGACAAGCTGCGCATTTACCATTGCATTACAGAAAACTAACAATGTAAAGACATGCCATACAGAAGTGAAAAAATAATCATCCGAGGGTCGCAATATGACCGGCGGCAGAAACTGACGCCAGAGCAGAAGTCGGAAATAGCTTTCCGATACGCCACAACCGGCATCAGCCAGCGCAAATTGGCCAAAGAGTATGGAGTCAGCAGGCGGCTGATTACCTTTATAGTAAACCCTGAAGAGGAGAATCGGAACAAACAACAACTTAAAATAAGAAAAGCCAAAGGCTTGTACAAGCCAGATAGAGCCAAGCTAACCAAGTCGGTTCGAGAATACAGACGGTATAAGCAGAAGCTTTTCTTGGAAGGAAAAATTCAACTAACAAACTCGCAATAATGAATATTCAAACTCTTACCAAGAATTACAAGGAACGCTTCGTGGCGTTCAACAAGCGTATCGAAGAAATCGGGACGGACCCGAAAAAGAAGGCCAAACTCGGCAAATCTCCCAACTTTCTAAAAGAGGTACTCAGACCTATTCTTGACGAGCTCCCGGACTTGTTGCCCGGCTATGGGTTCAAACCGACAACCGATACCTACGCCATGTATGGCGAATATTATCGTATCAAGGCCGGTATTACCTTGTTGGGGGGAATAACCATCAAAGAGGATTTCAATTTGGTGTTCACTCCACTGTTTCATGGACAACCGTGCGGCAAACAACATGACATCAATTCGATGGATGATCTGTTGGCCGCTCTGAAAGAACAACTTGAAAGAAGGGAGGTGGCCTGCAAAATATAAGTAGATATGAATGGAGCTTCGCAAATTATTGTATATTTGTCAAATAATAATTGTCTGTATATGATTTACGGAGCTATTCCACCTATTTTGAACAGATTACAGGCATATCCTTTGTTTGGCTCTAAAACAGATATTATACATATATGAAGAAAGAAGAGAACATCCGTCTGTGTTATGGTCGTATGAAGGAAAGACACGGTTCCGAGGCTGTTGTCTTGTTCCATGTGGGAGACTTCTATGAGATGTATTTTGACGATGCCCAAACAGTTGCCCGGATCGCGGATGTGCCTCTGTTCACAATGACGACGGCGGGGATTCCGGCAGCGAGAATACCCGAAGCGTCTATGGAAGAATGTAGAAACCGGCTGCTGGATGCTGGATACAAAGTTTGTGTGTCTGAGGTCCGGGGCGCATCCGGTCGCCACGTTCTCAAGGTTCAATGAAAGAATTCAGGGAAAAGGCAGATGAATTTGTTTTCATTTCTTCTGCAATCGGGCCGTGGACTTGGCTTGTCACGGTCGTTATCATTGTCGCCATCTTCAAGTCCTGCTTCACACATGGGCCTGACCCCGTTAACGAAAGTATCAACAAGTCTGCAGAGATTGTTGACCATGTCATGGTTCTTGACAGTACAAAGAACGGTTTTCGCGTAATTTATGCGACAGCAGAACCTGTCACAAACGAAAAGTTTGCCGAGATAGCTGCACGGAAAGAAATCAAAGACGGCTTTGAAAGACTCAAGAAAGAGGCTCCCATTCATTTCGGTGGAAATTTGTTGAATGCCGATATCTGCGATTTTGCCTTGTACGCCTACCGCTTTCACATTGATGATGATATCATCATTCATAACATCTTTGTGGCTGGTAAGGAGAAGATGGATTTCTATGTGCGCCCGAATCTAAATTTGCCGGGATGTGCCACATGGATGCATCACGGGACGGAACAAGGCAACCAATATCTGAATAGCAACGATATCAACTACTATATACCTAACGGCGGTCGGATTTACAGGTATTGGAAATGCCGCTTCCTTCTGCAATCGTCTGATACAGACGAGCGTTTCAGCCATTTTACGGAAGAAGAACGGCTGTATTGACTTGCGCAAATCTCTGTATATATACGCATAAAGCACTGAAAATTAGTGTTTAAAAGCTTTGTCGGTGT